ATGTGTCAAATGGTATTCGGCTTGAGGATAATTCTATTATCCAGATAGTGCAATTACATCACTGATTTTGAAACTTTTTTTTTGAAAAATTTTGTTTCATTTTAAATATCGGTCGGTGTAATTAGTAAAATTGAGTAATTTTTGATTTAATGTATGTGGTACTACACATGTTTTTTTCCCAGTTTTATAATATGTGTTTATAGGCATTATGGGCAACAATTATATATATATTATATTATTATTACAAATATAATAAAACCATAATGGTTATTACTCGTTTTTGTGGATTTGTTGCTGAATTTAGGTATTTTTATAAATGCTGAGAGGTGTCTCTTAGCGTTTGTTGGCGAGCTTGTTTTGCACTTCCTCTATGAAGAGGTAGAATTCCCTATCGATCTCATCATCGCAAGGGTCGTCGTCATATTGGTTCATGAACTCATGCATCTCTTCGAGTTCCTTGAGCTCGTCTGAGTCCCCGAGCAGCTCCTCCGTGATGGCGTCCATCTCCGCTCGCAGTGTCTTCTCGTCAGAGTTCATCTTCGTTTGAGGGAAGAAAAGCGCTTGGGCGAGAAAAGTGTTCAGGTGAGGAAGCAGGCTGGTTGTTTTATTAAAAATATAAATAAAATATATTAAAAAATATTAAGTATCAATTTTTTTATAAAGGATGTATTTATTCATCAGATGGTGAATGGGAATCCTGAAAGTGTGCGAAGAATTTGTGTGCGAGTTGTCATGTTGTCGAACGACACACAAACATCGAGCATTTTCGTTATGAAGTCGAGTTTTCCAAGAGGCATTTTCGACACCACATCTACAAGCTTTTGAATGACGTCATCCTCGGGAATGTGTGCGGTCATCCGAAATATCATGATCAGATGTTCCTTCCAAGTATTTCCTGCACTGTACATATAGTCAGAATATATTTGCGCAATGTTCATCTTGATCATGACTTTTCGGCCTTGGTCGTCATCAGGCAGTGCCTCGTTGTGGGTTGTGAGCCATTCGATGAACTCGGTTACGAGTTCAGTGATCGCAGCTTCTTTCGACGACATGGTGAGTTTGTGACAAACAAAGGATGGTTCGTGTCAACGGGGTGATTTTTATTAATCATATAAATAAACCATATTAAAAGATATTAAGTATCAATTTTTTTATAAGTTTTTGAAAAAGATTTATTCTTCTTCAATATTAAGCTCGAGAGTTTTTGTGAATCGCAAGAGATCCAATGAACGTTTCTGGTAATCCTCAGTGAAATTGAGAATCTCCATTGAACGTAGAATGGCACTTTTATTCTTTACAGGCATTTCTTTGAATTCTTCATATAGTTTGGAAATGACTGTGTCGCAAGGATAAACAGCAGCTAGTTCAAACATCATAATGACATGTTCTAGTGCTGATGGATCGCGTTCGATCCGACCAGCAATGATTTGAGCAAAAAGTAGATACCGGCGCTTTTTTTCACTTGAATGCAGATTATCCATGAACCATGCAATAAATCTATCAACGATATGAGTGAAATCTTCCATTGTTATTGTAAAGAACAGTTGTTAGTGAATATTCGTTTTGACAAGGGTGTTTTTTTTCAATGGTCTTCTGTTTATGTATTTCAGAAATTTTCTTGCAGTTTTTTTCTGGAATATCATCAATGATGGGAAGATCTGCGACAGCTTCTTGAATTGCTAATTGTAATTGATTAATTACTTTTTGTTTTTCCATTTTTTATAATATATCAGATAAAATAAAATTGGATGTCGTACCTCATGCACTTTTTCCACTTTGCAGAAAAACTGAACAAAATATTATTAATTTATCATTATTTGTATATTTTATAAAAAAATGGGTGCTGCTGTCGTCGATTTGGACGAAAAGCTGAAAATTGCTGAATCCTTACCATATGACATATCAAGTACAAACGACAATCAAAATGCCGGAAGAGGCACATGTCCAATTCATACAGCACTTCCTATAATCAAAAAGCTGTTGGCTCCAATTGGCAAATTTAAGGTAATGGAAGTTGGATCTGGTAACGGATTCAATACGCGAGAAATCGCAAAACTTCCTGAAATTGAGTCGATCGATGCTTCGGATATCCAGAAACACGAGCCGTCGTATTACGACGTTGCTGTGTTTCCTGCCGATGAATTTATCAAATCCAATTGGACCGATGAATATAACATGTTGTTGATGGTCAGTCCAACGAATGATAATGTTCGTCTAGATTATGGTTCCATCAAGGCCCTTGAGGAGAAACATACCAAACCAGTGTATTTAATGATTCTGGGAGAATTGGGTGCGTCTGATGGAACTGTCGGTATCTATCACTATCTCACGGAAGGCAGTGATTGGGTAAAAACAGCCGAAGTCCCATATCTGCAAAACATTGATATTTTTGGTGAGCCAGTCATCAAGGCAGTAAATCTGTTTTACCTTGAATAAATATCAAAAATAATTTATAAAATATAATTTTATTGGAAATTTAGTTTTTTTTCCATAGAAAAATATAACTCATGGCACCTAGAGCGGTAACACTAAATGTTGTTAGTGCTATAGTCCTGTATTTTGGAGTAACTTTATATTCTTCAAGGCATTCCATCAATATAATTGTTCCCAATATATCCAATCACGTCAACCATAATTTTAGTCTGATCTTCTGGTAAGATAGAATTAGAATGATTAAAAATTATTACATTGGCCATTTTATAATATACTATAATTAATTACTTTTTAAACATACGAGAGCCTCGTCTGAGCCAATCTGAACACCTGAATATCCAACTCTGACCAGTTTCATCACGGATTTTTACATATCCTAATTCGTAATATTTCCTTTTATTCATCCTATAAACCTTTTTAGCGGCTTTTTCGGGAGTTTTGGCATTTACATGAATTTTATCAATATGATATTTCATTATATAAATTAATCTTATTTTTTTTACAAAAAAACATTATATATAAGGTGCGGTTAATTCGACAATAGTTCCACTTTTCCTAAGTGCATCAATATTGAGTCTAGGATAATTAACACATGTAAAATACATACGTAGAATTTTAATATTACCATCAATTAATTTTTGAAAATTAATAATATTATGACATTCACTGAGTTCAAGTGTATGGATATTTTCTATACCTGAAAGATCGAGTTTTTGAACAAAATTAAGTTTGAGAGTATGAAGATTTCTTAGAAAATGAAGACCATTCACTTTACGAGATATTGGTCCCCAGCTTAATGTATGGAGACTTGCTAAATGTTTAAGATCAGATGCTTTTTTTATGAGATTTCCTGTAGAACTGAGTCTAAGAGAATGTAATCCACTAAACAACGATGGATCCGTTAAATAATTACATCCTTGAAATGACATACTAAATATCCGACGATGTTTCATTATTGTTTTTACATGTTCATTTCTAATCCATCCTCCAAATTTATCTACATGAACATGATATAGAGCTTTTTTATCCTTCATTTCAACAAGGAATTCATCCAGAGTATCACAAAATCCCAAACAAAATCTTAGGGGTCTTTTATAGCCATAGCTTTTGTATATGGTATGATGTTCTTTAGAACATAATGCTAATTGATATTGTTCATATATTTTGCAATATTGAAATATAACACGATAAATATCTGAGTTAAGCTCCGGTTTAGATAAGCGAATACGTTTTTTTTCCATTTTTAGTCTTATAAAAAAAACTGATTTTTCAAAAAATAATAATCAATTTTTATATATTGAAATAAAAAAATGTCACTTACACTCGAACAAAAAATCAAACTTGGCGCAACAGCATGTGGTGCTGGCACCTTAGCACTAATGCTTGCCCGATTTAGGGTAGCGAAACCAGACCAATTTTTGGTTCGAACTGGTTTTGGAATTAAAGATATGTTAGTGGGCAAGAAAGGTATTCAATTTCCTTTTCAAAAGGCTCAATTTGTCGATATGAAACCCATTACACATGAATTTAATTTGCATAATATGTCTAAGGAAAAAGTTGAATTCAGTCTTCCAGTTGTCATTACGCTTGCTCCGGTAAGTCCATATGAAGATCCCGAATCTTTTAAGAATTATGCTCGTCGTTTGACTAACATGGACGGTAATGAAATCAAAGATACTATTTCTGGTATGGTTGAAGGTGAAACTCGCGGCTTGACCGCTAAAATGACTATTGAAGAAATGTTTGCAGGAAAAGATATTTTCAAGGAAACAGTTGTTGATAAGATTGATCTTGATTTACGTCAATTGGGTCTTAAGATCTACAATGCTAATATCAAAGAAATGGCTGATTATGATATTAATAACAAATATTTTGAATATCGTAAGAAACGTGCTATTGAAACTGCTAATTACGAGGCTCAAGTGGAAGTATCTAAGGCCAAGCGTGATGGTGAAATCGGCGTTGCACGTAATGTGGGTGATACTCGTATTGCCACGGCGGAAATCGAACGTGATGCTACTCTTAAGGAAAATGAACGTGAAAAGATCATTCTCCGCTCTCATGCCGAGGTTAAGGAAGTTGAAGCGGAAAGTCATCGAATTGCTGAAGTTTCTCGTATTGAAGCCGAAATGGCTGCTCAACATAGGCATAATGAATTGCTTAAAGAAGTGGAACAACATCGCGCTGCTCAGATGTTAGAGCATGAAAGAGCTAATGTGATGAGTATTGCCATTGTTGAAGCTGAAGCAACGGAACGTAAAGCCGATGCTCATCTTTATCAGATGGAAAAAGAAGCAGAAGGAATTTACAAAATCCTTAAGGCCAAGGCAGATGGTCTCGGCGAAATTCGTAAGGCAGCTCAATCTGATCATTTGGCTCAGTTTTATTATGGTGTTGATAGCGGTCTTTACCAAGGTCTTGCTGAGGAAGCATCTAAAGCAGTTAAAGGAATGGAACCAAAGGTTCATCTTTGGAAGACCGGTTCAGATGCGTTTGATACGAACACATTGCAACCCATCACTAAAATGATGCAAAACTTTGTACCTGCATTGGATGGAATTAATGAACATGTTCAGCTTCCAGACTGGATGCCAGACAAGAAAACTGATTCTGACTAAGAAGTAAAAAAATTAAATTATTATAATATATAAACATGTTGGAAACATATGGAAAACTCACAGCTATCGGTTTAGCATCCGGCCTTCTCGCTGGTATTGTTGGTGGAGGTTCTGATGCACTTATTGCACCTGCCTTGGTATTTACTGGTGTTTTATCAACATTTCCTGAAGCTGTTGGTACAAGTCTTGCTACATTACTTCCGCCTGTGGGGGTCTTTGCCGTATATCAATATTATAAGAAAGGAAATGTTAATCTTTGGTATGCTTTTTATATCGCAATTATGTTTACCATCGGATCATATATAATGAGTTTAGTAGGTGTAAAATTAAATAAAAATATTACAAGAAGAATTTATGCTATTTTTCTAGTAGGATTAGGTGTATTTATATTTGTTGATAGCATTATTAATGATTATGATAAATAAATTATTTCCATGTATCTACTAATAGACCATTGGCAATTAGACCTTCATGTTGTCGGTGATTATGTAATCGAATATGATAAAGTAATACTGGAAGTTCTGTTTTATATATTGTTTTGAATATTTTTTTTGGCATTGTCCATCCGACATTATGTAAATAAATTTTATGATTACCACTTATGATTGTATCATTGAGTGGAAGGCCTTTTCCAAATGCACCAGTTTTTATTTTATATATATTTTTGTTAGATTCGAATTTACCAATATTTTTTATATCTGCTTTTCTTCCAGTTGATGTTATGACTGAATCACCTGATGAAAGTTTATCTATTCTAATATATCCTTTAGTTGTTAGGATCATTGTATCACCCGCTAGACATGATGTTGTTGGAAGAATATTTAATAAAAAATTACTAAAATCAGGTGCGTCATCTTTGGCGACATAGGTATCATCCCATATTTCATTATCTTCAAATGAAATTAAAATGGGTTGATCACTTGAAACAGATGACCATATTGAATCCAACCAATTACTATCGATTAATCCAGTTATATCAGTTAAACTATTATTTTGATTAGATCCAGCAATAGTAATTGATCCTGAATTAGTATCTATATCATCTGTACCATTTTTATATGTATTTGTAAGTGTTAATGTTAAAGTGGCTGAATTAATACCAATAAATGCTCCATGACTATTATTAGTAGAATATGAATTTGTAATATTAGTAGTGGTTATTTCGTTTGATCCAATAAATCCTCCCGCATATGTAGCCGAAATAGATGTAATATTAGTATAACAATTATTTATATCAACTTGAGAACTTGAACCAGCGATTCGTCCAACTAAACCACCTTGATAATTAGCAGTAATAGTTCCAACAAAATAACATCTGTTTAGGATCACATTAACACTATCATTTAATGACAAACCTAATATACCACCATTATAAGAGGATCCTAAATCAGCAGAGCAATAACAATCATTAAAAGTACATGATGATGCTAAACGAGAGCATATACCACCTATATATGATGAACTAGAAAATGTATTTGATTTACAATAACAATATTCAAAAATAATATTATCTGCTCCATTTCCGCAAATTCCACCATTATTGATAGTCGAATTAATAACGCGGCATTTAGATACAGTTGATTGATTAGAAGAATGTCCAAAATTATTAGGTAATAGACATCCTCCTGAAGAACCACTTGTTATATTTGTTATTGAACAATTAGTAATAGTTCCATAGTTACTATCATTTGTTGAATTATATTTAATTAACGTGCCTTCATTGACATCTAATGTATTATCTCCTCCATGTATTTTGACATTTCTGATAGTACCACCTTGAATAGACATGAAACCAGTAATTGAACCGGAATAATCAAGAGTTATTAAATGATTTCGTCCATCCAATACGACATCGCTTGGAATAACCATAACAGTTGGCTGATTTATAAAAGTAATATTGGCATTAATTTCTACTAAATCACCAGAAGATAATGATTTGGATGCTACATTATTCCAACGACTTATAGTTGATATGTAATATTTTGTCATGTATATATTATAATTAGATTTATTAATTATTGTCTTCTAATAAATTCTGGTTACCACTAAACCTACTTATTTTATTACATAAATATCCAAGTGGATTTTTGACTTTATCATAAACTTTTTCTACAAACTCCACGTGACCAGCCATCTTTTCCGTATTTTTCTTGAGATCACCATTTAATATTTCTAATATCAAATCTATTTTGGATTCAATTATATCAAGTCTTTCATTTACTTTTTCCATTTATTTAATGGATATATTATTTTATAAAAGATATAAACCATCCATGCTAATATAACTCCTCTGAATATGTTCAAATATACAACATTATCATGTATTGTCATTTGAATGGAATTGTGTTCAGGTATTTTATGGATAATTATAATACCAATAATAAATAAAATACTTTTTACTATCCATTCACTTGTAGGTTGAAACACGAGGAAATTTAGGAAACCTGTAAAGATAATTTTGTCGAGGAGTGGTCCTTTCATCATACCTAATATTGACATGAATATTAAAGTTTGTGCGTTTATTTGTTGCTGAGTAATTAGAAAAAGTATGAGGATAATTGCAACATTAAGAGTGCCGTAGATACTCCATAGTTCATTGTCAAAGAATTTAAGCGTTATTTCCATTTATATAAAATAATAATAGATAAAATATTTATTAGGAAAAATTTTACAAATGATTCATATATACTTAAAGATTTTTATTATTCAAATGAATAATAAAAATGATACGCGTAGGAAAGAGAATTTATAATAGAGATGGGACTTTCGTAGATCCAGAGTTCAAAGGATTTACACCAATAATCGTGATGACAAAATGTTATAAAAAATGGTTTCCACTAAGTCCATATGCACTTACCAACGAACGTGGCCAAATTATGGAGAATATTTTTCAGTTCAGTAAGGTATATGCTAAAATTCCAGCAAGAACATGTCATTACTCAAGATATGATGATCGAGTGATTTGGAAGCATGGTGCGGAGGTTCATGTTGATGAAAAAGGCAATTTAACAAAAGAATATAAAAAATGGCGAAAAAAAGGAAAGAATAACAAAGATCCTGTTCGTTATCCGGTTGGTTTTAATTATAGACATAAATGCCTTTATGCAATTCGAAATCTCAAGAATCCTGTGAAATTGGATTATATTGAAAGTAGGAAAAAGATCTATTTACATCAATATATCAAAATGGCTAAAAAAACTAAGGAATTTAAGGAATTACAAAGACGTCATAAAAGTGGAGAGAATTTATTGATTATTGAGGTAGATGGGCCACATCAGGAATCAATGGATTATTATAAAAAGAAATATGATGTACCAGATGATTTTATAGTGGATTCGACTGTTTTAGTAAATGATAAAAACATGAATATACTCCTAAATGATCCGAAACATCCATTTGGCCATGGATATTGCCTTGGTTGGGCGTTATTAGGAAAAAATTGATACTTAATTTTATTTGAATGGGTAAATTAATAAATGAATAAATCATCAACTGTCGAGACGAAAATCGACAGGAATTTTGTTTGGTCACAATGAAGTGCAACAAGTGTGGAAAGCGTTTTCCCGATCGGGGAAGACTTAACCAACATTGTCGTGATGCTCATGGAGTGACATTGCCAAAGTCGCATCGAGCACCGTCATGGCCGCATCGAGCACGCCAGACATCAGCACCTGCACACCAGACATTAGCACGTCCAGCAGCACAACATCGAGCACCGTCAGGGCCGCATCGAGCCCCATCAGGGCCGCATCGAGCCCCATCAGGGCCGCATCGAGCCCCATCAGGGCCGCATCGAGCCCCATCAGGGCCGCATCGAGCCCCATCAGGGCCGCATCGAGCACTGTCAGGGCCGCATCGAGCACGCCAGACATCAGCACGTCCAGCAGCACAACATCGAGCACAACCAAACAAGAACCAGTGCCCAATCTGTGGCCATCAAAGCAGAAACTCATTTACTTTTGCCATTCACATGGCTAGTAAGTGTCGTGATGCCAAGAGGAAAATAGAGGAAGCAAACCGTGAGAATGCCATTCGACGAGCTCAGCAAGGCCTGTTTCAGTGATGATTCTGAAACAATTTTGTTTCACTTATAAATTTCGGTGATAAATAAAGATTTATCATAAATATTTGAATTAAATTTTTTATAAGGGTTTTTCTGAGAAAACCAACTCACGTCTGGACGTTCTCTGCAAACAAAGCTTTGATCCAGCCCTTTTTCGTCAGTCCTTCAGTTGGTGTGACCGTACCACCATTCACCGGCTTCGGGTCAAAGACCACGTTATCAAAGCCACGAGCATGGAGCTCAGTGAAAACCGCTAGCAGAAGCGGCGTGTAGCTCGCGTTCTTCAGCGCCAGAAGATTATTAAACGGGATTGGCTCTGACCTGGCGTACATCTCATGCAGTTGGGGATATTCGTTGGACAACAAGTCGCGCGCATCGTAGGGAAGTGATCCCATGATGTACACTGTACCATCATTGCCGATTTGTGGTATGTTTGCACGGTCCAGCAACAACTTGACGTAATCGAGAATCTCAACGAAGGTCTTGTCGATCGTCGATTTGACACCAAGCATTGGGTCGTAAACGGCATTGCCGTCACGTGTACCTGCCTGCGTCGACGTCGAACCAACCTCCATGAAGAAAGAGAACTGGTCAGCACAAGGGTTTTTCCAGAAAGTGCGAACCGAAAAGCGGGCCTCAACTTGGCACGGAAGGAGACAGTAGGCCACCTTCTTACCGAGGGCAGTGCGAAGGGCATTGAGCATGATACGGTCCCATCCTTGCGGGTGGACCGTCTTTGTCTCAGCGCGCCGCGGGCCGGTCTCGCAGACGTAGACGGGATAGTTGGTTTTGTCGGTCGCCTGGCGGAGCAGTTCGGCAATTACATTTGCATCACCCCTCCACGAAGCCGGGTCAGGGTTGCGGTTGAACGTACCCTTCTTGGTAATGAAGGAGTGGTGCATATTAGATGCCAACCCCTTCGACTTCACCGTCTTGATACACTGCAACCGGCCACCATGAACGACTTTGTACAGGTGGGCTGTAAAAGAGGAGCCACCGAGGTCCACCGCCCAAAACGTGTGCCCTACCTTAAAAGGAAGGACACCCGCGAGGCGAGTGATAGTGCTCGCTGCGTTGACAGCTGCCACTGAAGTCACAGCGGTAAAGACTGCTAACGCAGCAAAGAGTGCCACCAGCGCGGCAAAGAGCGCTACAAGCAGCTGCAGCGTCATGGTCAAAGAAGATGTGGGCGCAGCAGGTTCGTGGATGTTGCAGCAGGTTTGTGTTGGAGTGTTTTATAATATATATATTAAAAAAAGTCGAAAAAAAATAAGTGTCATTTTTTTAACAAATAACACTTATAACATTATAAATTTCTCAATTAGGAACACTTCCATAAAAATATTTTTAATCAGTATTAGGTAATCCTTCTGTATTAAATGCTGTTCCAAGTGCTCTATCCGGCTCACGTGTTCCATTTGTTGTTGAATGATTGGTAATTTGAGCGGATTCATCATCCATTTTTTTTTTTAATTTATTCAGTTCAATACTGTTATAATCGCTATTGAGTTTATCTATTTCATTTTCAGTTCTTTTATCTCCTACTGTTTTATTCTCATATTTATGATTTTTTTCGTCAAATTTCCAGTCTTTGTCATTATCAATATCTGCTTCGTTTAGAATAGATCTTCCATAATAAGATTTATATAAATATCCCATAGTAGCAATATCAGCAACTAGTAGCAGAATTAAACTGGATTTTAAGATACCACTTTGGAATTTATATCGCAATGATAGATTCATAATGACCATAAATATAAATATATACAACACCCATCCTATAATAAATGTTCTGGCATTTTTAGGACCATCTGTTCATTTTTGTCCTTATTGGTTAAGTTATGAATCAAATAAAAGAAACACATTTATACTAAAAATATTATAAAAAAACTTAGAAAAATATACGAAGTTATTTATATATGACAAATAAAGAATATAGAAAACAGTCTTTAAGGATTATTAGACATGAAATAAAGATTAGAAAAAAAATAATTAAGGAATTAAAAATAAATTGTATATTGGGATTTGGATATGTATTACCAAAGGATATAATAATGCAAATTATAGATTATATCAATATACCTGTTTCAGAAGAATCAAATAAAAAACAATTTATGTTAAATAATAATCATGTTCCATTAGATAAAATAGAATTTTTATGGAATAAATATAGAAATTATCTAGGAAAATAATAAATGAAAGGTTACGGTTTTGGTGTGTGGTTGATTCCTGAAGAAAACCAAGAATTGAAATTTATAAAACATCAGCCACATATCACCATTATGTGCATGATGGAACGTGAAGATGCGTTTAAATTAAAGGATAAATTGTCCGTTGTGATGGGAGAGGAATTTACTGCGGAAATTAGTAGGGAGTCTTGTGTATTAGGAGGTTCATATCATAAAGAAGAGCGTTTGAAATCGAGTGGATATAAATGTTATGTTAATGGGTGGTATATCGCACAGAGAGTATGTCAAGTTTTTGGGGGTGCTTTTTCATATGATGCTCATTTGTCGAGTCATTATTCGGAAGAAGGATTAGAGATGAGGGATTTGGGAAGTGATATCAAAGTTAAATGTAGAATGGAAGTGGTTGATATAAGAGATGATCATCCGAAGAATTGGTGTATATTATAAATTGTTTTTTAGAGAAGTTTAATTCTTCTTGCGGGTGAGAAATCCACGAGCAGCCTTCTGCATGAAGACTACGCTAAGGTCATTGATCACAATGATAGACTCAAAGCCTTCCTTTTTGGTCGGGGGGACGAGACTCTTACTCATCTTGGCCATGACGTCGGCTGGAACACGACGGTCATTTGACCGTTTGCTGTTGGTCCTCATGCAGATGAGGAAGGGGGTATTGATGAACATCGCGTGAGCATTGACCCCGGCTTTTTGGGCCATGGTCACAAACTTTTTGCGGTCCTTCACACTGCACGAAGTAGCGTCAAACACCAGTTGAGAGCCTGAAATGTTGCGCAGCACAGTTGATTTTCCTGCACCTGGAATCCCGACCATGACGAGAATGTCGACGCCCGTGGTATGGCTCAGCAGGAACTCGAAGATCTTCTGGGCAATTTGGTACCCCTTGAAGCCAAGCCCAGAGTCGTAAACCATTTTCTCACCAGATGGGACATAACGGAACGTGTCAGGCGACACAATTATAGGGCCATTAGGCGTGATCTTGTAATGTGACAAATCCGGCCAAGCAAGCGACGCTCGCTTGCTCTTCTTGTGCACTACGTGCGCCATTTGCCCAGCATCGAATGCTGAACCAGAACGAATCGCCACGGTAATGTGGCCGTAGCCCAGGCATGTACCGGTCTCGTCAAAAACAAGGACCACCAGGGCCAACTGCTTGGTGTTATGCACCCAGTACTGTGGGGTTACAGTGTACCTCGCGACCTCCAATAGTTCCAGTGGGACAAAGGATCGTCCCAGAAAGGCAAGCGTCACATGGAAGTGAGGCTGGAGGTGTTGTTTCCACGTGGTCCAGCCCGGCACGAACCGAGAGGCATCATCGACAATCGAGGCATAGCCCGTGTCGGACAGGAAAATCCCGTAGTAGGACACGGGAAGGTACGGGAAGACCGTACTCACCGCCAGGAACTCGAACGCGAGGATGATTTTTGCCAGCGTCGCGTTGAAAAACGCGGGAGTCGAAGGGATTGGGAGCCCCACGCCATAGAGACTCGGAGCTTCCGAGTTGTTCGTCTCCACCACGGAGTCTAACAACGAGTGCTGATGAACATCAGCGTTCATTCGGCGGCGGCGGCGCTGCCGCTGCTGAGGTGAGGGTGCAGCGTGCTGGCCAAGAGAGGCCAACACTGTCAGCATCGCGAGAAATTCCGCGAGCATGGCGACGATGAGTGATTGCGTTGGGGTGTTGTTCGTTTTCTGTGCAAAGGGACGAGGGAAAATGAGAACACCTGTGGGTGGTTTTGTTATTTAATATATAAATAAAAAAATCGAAAAAAAATAGGTGTAAGTTTTTTTTTCAAAAAAACTTCGTTAAACACTCCTAAGTTTTTTTTTTTAAACTTCGTTAAACACTAAGTTTTTTTTTTCAAATGTTTCTTATAAAAGAGATGATGCTGAATCACCTTGATGTGCTACTCGGTCTAGCAATTTTCTGCTCAATATACCGCTCGGCGTTGGCCTTGAACTCCTCGGTGATGAGAATTCCCTGACGACCACGTTTGGTCGTTGCTGCCTTGTAGATGGGGTACAATCTCCGGGGAGCTTCCTTGAAGCCCACCACGAAGCAGCCATCAGGGTGTTCAGAGTCGGGCATGACGTAGTCCTCAAATCCCAATGTCTTTCCGTTCCATACGGCGTTTGTGGCAGGGTTGTTTGTGGCAGGGTTGTGTGTGGGCTTGTTGGTTTGATGCCCGCCAGCTCTAAGCCCTTGAAAGAACGAAGATGTGGGTTTGGATTCAGATGCAGGCGTCCGCCGAACCGGAGCATAGCCACCCCCCAGCCGATACTCTTGGAAAAAAGAAGACGTTGCCATGGTGTCGAAAAGTGTTTGTGGGAAAGTGTTTGCGAAAAGCGTTCGCACAAATGTGTGTTTTTTTATTAAATTATAAAATAAGAATATGTAAAAAATATTAAGTATCAGTTTTTCTGCGAAGCAGGAAAAGTGCACGAGGCATGAAGTTCAGTTTTTCTGCGAAGCAGGAAAAGTGCACGAGGCATGAAGTTCAGTTTTTCTGCGAAGCAGGAAAAGTGCACGAGGCATGAAGTTCAGTTTTTTTTTTGACTTAATCCAGATCACTAACGAGTGCTTTATTGATCAAATTGGAAACCATTGATTTTATATTATTACACAGATTATTTACTTCCTCTTTGGCAATATCATGTACTGTGTTACATGCATAACAATTCATTGAATTACAGAAATATCTATGTGAATATAATATATCAATTGCATTCTTAAACCATTTAATATCTTTTTCTTTCATACATTTCATAAGTTTTTGAACATTTTCAGCATCAGGTGGTGCTTTATAGTTCAGGGCCAAATATTTAAATTTATGTTCATAATCTTTTCCAAGATATTTTTTTCTCAGCCAATTAAGTTTGCTATTAATATTGTAAATAACTTTAATATCTACATAAAATTCTTTAAAACGTCTTTTTCTATCTGCAAGATCTTTGAAAGAAATATTTCGCATAATATCATCCTCATTTCTAATTTCTAATAGTTTAATGTCGCTTACACGCAGTTTGGGATAGAAATTCATATCAAAACGTCCTCCAATACATTTTTTAGATCCTATGGTAAATTGTTTATATCCAATATTATCAATTGTTATTTGAATTGTTTTACCAGCTAATTCTTGCAGATTATATTTTGAAATTAAATTTCTATTACTGATAATATATGAACTTCTAACACAACAATGACGCACAAGAGCACCATATTTCTCATCCTTAGATTTGTTTTGATCTTGAATATTCCGCATTTTATCATATAATGCATTACGCACATCAATATTTTTTTTACATGGTAGAATTACAAATTCAATTGCACCATAAGTGGTTGCTAACGCAACATAAATATTCAATTTAAGCTTGAAAGCAGATGAATCATTCCAACTATTAATTAAAGTGATTTTGTGTGCCAAAAACTTTTCGATATTAGACGCCATTTTATTAATCATATAAAATTAATAAAATTGTAAAAAAAATTAATCAGTTTTTTTGCATTACAAAAAAAGTGTACGAGATACGAAGTTTAGTTTTTTTGTAATGCAAAAAAAGTGTTTATTTATATATTTCTATTTTCCCAGCTTTAATAAAAGTGTTCATTAAATCTTCATCGCGATAGAAGATATCAGTATTAAGCATCCATTTAATATAGTCATCTGGCACATCCTTAATATCCATGCCCCTATGCTTTCCAAATGGCATTTTTTTATAAAGATAATTCTTGGACATCTTATAAACGTCTCCAACTTTCCGTCCTTTCAACATATGACAAAATATAGTAGCTAAATCTAATACATCCTTGTTTGCTTGATGATTATTATTAAGCGTTAATCCGAACTTTTCTCGTAACGTGTCCTGTTTATGATTTTTCATGTCAGGATATAGAATACGTGCAATTCTTAATGTATCAATTACTTTCCATCCAGATGGTGGCTCTACTCCATTTCGACGCAATTCATTGAAAAATAATGGAATATCATAGCGTATAGCATTATGTGCTACTAAATAGGCTTTAGGACCAATAAATTCCATAATATCCGGAATACATTCTTTGAACGTCGGACTTTTAGCGACATCCATATTAGTAATTCCATTAATTTTAATTACTTCAGGCGGAATTTCGCATTTAGGATTAACAAAACTGCTAATATATTTATGAGATTTGTGATTCATGAACATATATTCTACTACTCTGGCTTTATCGACATTAAGTCCAGTGGTTTCAAGATCAAAAATAATAGTGTTCATAACTAATATATTATCTTGATAATTCTTTAAATGCACTTAAAAAAAATAAATAATATTTCAAAAAAGTTAATTTCATATCTGTGTTTTTTGGTCTTCCCTTTTTAGAAGCCAAAGGCTTCGTTTAATTATGTTGTGGTGGAAGATCCTTTATAAAGGATAATTTTATAAAAAATCTATGTGTTAAATATATTTAAACATAGGTCAAAAACTCAACCACCGTGATAAGGTTAAAAAGGGAAAAAAACTGAACAAAATATATTTAAATATATATTTTCTATTATATTTATAAAAATGAATCGCCAACAACCTCAAACAAGCAATTTTCTTGTCATTGTCCATCCATCTGGACATACCGGATGGGTCGATGTGACATTCCTTCGAATAAAAAGCAACACAATCGGTTCAAAGGATCGTCATTTTGGCGCGCGTGTTTATATTTCCAACATTCTTGATGCTCAAAGAGCGGTTTTCGGGAAACAAAGCAATATCACCACACGACCAATCAACTACGTAGGAATGCACGACGAGGGTGAGTACAATGAGGATCGTGCAGAAGTCACCAACGAGCGCGTGGATCTGATGAATCTTCAAAACGATAGCCATCATTATTTCGTCATTACTCTGGAAAACAACTTTTTCCGAGGACTCATATGAACTGCTCCACCCAGTTTCTGAATTAGTTTTTGCACTGATTCGTTGTTATTTATAATTCCTTATACACGTTTTGTAGATATATTTGTATCATAAAATTTATTATTATTAGATATAACTAACTTCATATATTATAATGAGATATATTTGTGAAGTTAAAAAGTTATTCATAAATATATATAATAAGATGGATACGAAAATTGGTATATTAGGTGGTGGTCAATTAGCCATGATGATGACTGAAGCCGCATTTAAATTGGGAATTACTGATGTTACTGTTTTAGATCCTACTCCACGATGCCCCGCTACTTATGCTGGAGCTAAACAAATAATAGGATCATTTACAAATGCAGAAGAAATATTGGAATTAGCAAAACAAGTCGATGTTCTTACATTTGATATTGAAAGTGTTAATGAAGCAGCTTTGATCGATGCGAGAAAGTTTGCTTGTGTATATCCTGATCCACATTGCCTTGAGATTATAAAAGATAAATACAAACAGAAATGTTATTTACGGAACATGAAAATACCTATTCCTGATTTTTGCACAGCAAAAGAATTTATAGAAAAAGGGGCAGATACAGGGGATGACATACGAATAATCGTGAAGGCTCGGAAAGGTGGATATGATGGAAAAGGAGTGTGGTGTATAGATATAAATGAACTGAAAGATTTTATGAAAAAAAATAATATGAAAATTGATGATATTTTCATAGAAGAATATGTTTATTTGGAAAAAGAACTCGCTATTATTGGTTATATGAATAATGATGGTGAAGTGTGTTTATATTATATTGTAGAAACTATTCAAGAAGACGGAATTTGCACATCAACTATTTGTCCAACATCACTAGATAAACATATAAGTCGTAATATATGTGATATTGCTAAAAAAATCATTAAAAGTTTCAATACCAAAGGAATATTTGCCATTGAATTATTTTTGACAGTAGATAAAAAAATATTGGTTAATGAAATTTCACCTAGAGTTCATAACAGCGGACATTATACAATTGAAGCGTATAGTTGTTCTCAATTCGAACAACACATTAGATCTATTGTAGGATTACCTAATATTGAACCATATCACATGTGTAATGAACATATTGTAATGAATAATATATTAGGAACAGGTAAAGAAATGGATTTTACAGAAATAATGTCTTCATCTGGTGTTCATTGGTATCACAAAAAGCCAAAAGAAGGAAAAATATTCAAAAAGAATCGGAAAATCGGACATTACACAACCCATGTCAATTTCCGTGATTATAAATTGCCTGTTGTATATGTTATTATGGGTTCAAGCAGTGATTTACCAACACTTCAACCAGCGATTGACTTATTGACGGGTTACGAAATTCCGATTAAGGTTGATGTTGTATCAGCTCATAGATCTCCAGAATGGATGTTTGAATTTGGCAAGAATGTGAAAAGTTGGGGAGCACATGTGATTATTGCAGGCGCAGGAGGAGCGGCTCATCTTCCTGGAATGATAGCATCATTGACGAACGCTCCAGTAATTGGTGTTCCTATTCCGACAAAGCATCATGGAGGAATGGATTCACTTTTGTCAATAGTTGAAATGCCTGATGGAGTTCCAGTGGCGACTGTTGGAGTTGGAAAGGCGAAAAATGCAGCTATATTGGCATTGAAAATTATAGGTGCATATAATTCAGTAAGAAATATTGATGAATTGAATAAAGAAAAAGTGAATAATCAGAGAGCTAATTTAGCCAAATATTTTTAAGAAATATATCATTAAAAAGATTAGTCATAAAAAGTAAAACTAGTCTGGATTCTACACCGCGATAAAAAAGAGACCATCTATATAGTCTAATGGCATTCTTTGCAATTTGATATTGATTTATTTTGGGATTTGTTTGATTAAGCATTTGCATACAGTGTAGAGGATGACTTATAATTGTTGATCCTATGGAAAATCCCATAAGACTTGGATAATAACATGGTGAATTATTTGATATATCTTTCATTAAATAAAACGGTGCACCTTGAGATATGATATCACGAGACATTGCAAAAGCAGGACCTTTGAAATAATGAGAAAGTTTAATAGTATTTGTTATATTTAATTTTTTTGAAAAATACAAATTGGAATGTCCATATATTCCACCTTGTAGAATCCCAATGATACCAAATGCGAAAATGGGATTCAAATGATCATTGCATTCTGTGGCAATATGAGATTGGCCATATCGCATTAGAACTTGTTGTGGGAAAATATTAGGAATATATCTCATATTTTTTAATAAAACGCGATTATTTATATTGTGAAGTCGAGTAATTTGATATAAACTTGATAAAGGAGAAAAGAACGTAAGAGCAGTACTATGAAATAGGATACATCGTTCTTTTTCGAAAAACATACTAGTATAATAATTAGATTATATCTTTATGTTTTTTTCCATACTAGAATTGTTCTACGTTTATGTGGATCATCTAGATAATGATATTGTATATCTTCTAATCTTTTTATATCAGTTCTTTTAGACATATATTCCATGAAACTGGTATATTCAAGAACATACATGACTAAATGACCTCCTTTCTTAAGATAACTAATATTTATATCTGCCAATTTATTCAGGAAACCTTTGACCCATGAATTTTCATCATTGAAACCCATTATAGATTGATTTTCATTTTCGGAATTATATACTTCAACGTCCCAAAATGGAGGACTAGTAAAGGCTAGATCAAATGTTCCAGTAATGTCTTTTTTAGTTATTTTTTCGAATGGTTTATTAATTATTTGAAATTGATTGTTATCTCCACTCAAAGTTTTAATTATCTTTGGATAAAGTGGTTTGAGACATTTTGACGGATCTACTCCCACATATTCTATATTTGAAGCCATAGCCGCAACTAATCGATCTCCCCAACCAGCACTTGAATCGAGGATTCTTTTAGGTTTGAAAAACGCGTAAATATTCATAATAATGGTTACTTGGAAGTTATTGCATATGTTAGACTTTCGGTACATATAATCCTCGAATTTAAGATAATCGAATTTACTGTTTTTAAGAGAATTTTTAAGAACTTCACCTTTATTTTTACGATAATATTCCATAGGACTTATATTACCTTTGAAAACACAATCCATTCGACAAGGATTTGTAAAATAATCGGTTATTTGATTATATTTTTGATCTTTTTTATAATCTATTACAATAGTTCTATTAGTTTTATTAAGTTGGTCGAATTTAAGAGTTTTAAGTTCTTCAAATCGGGCTAAACACTCTTTTTTAGTCATAAAATAAGATAAATAAGGATATTTATATTGAAGTATTTTATGATATTTAAAAACATATTCAAAACGAGCATATTTCTTTCCTGAACGAACGATATTCTTTAAAAACATAAAACCATTCTTTTGAAGGCTTTTCTGAGCGGCTTTGTTATAAGCAAGAGTATCACTTAATACACGTTTTATTTCTGGGCGTTCTTTATGAAATTTATTGAGCATTAACTGTAGAGCTTCTGATCCAATACCTTTTCCTTGTTTGGCTTTATGAATATAATAAGTTAATTCAAAATCACTATCTTTATCTGGACGATGAATACCAATAATGCCGATGAATATACTTTTTTTATCTACAATTTTAAAATAAAGATTATTACTATTATTAGTATTTTTTTCTTGAATACAATAGTCAATGAATCGATTAAGTTTGTCATTAGACCATGCTTGACGAGATCCTACATATTTCATAACATTGTAATTTGATACTAATGAATGAATATTTTTTCTATCAGATTTATTGATATGTTGAAGATTCATTAGAATATCTTTATATTATAAAAAGATTATAATTTAATATAGTCTTTGGTTTTTGTTTTTCCATATAATGTTAAATTGAGAAGTCCTTTCCAAAAAGATGGGTAAGATGATGGTCCTTTTGATCCGGGTCTTTCGTTTATTTCTATTAATTTTACTTGATAATCATTTGTAACCATTAAATCTAATCCTGCAAATTGATAACAATTTTCGGATTGGTCATAACATTTATAATTCATATGTGGTTTTATATCTTTGCATATATCAATCACTTGTTTTTGGATATCTTCGCGTTTTTTTGAATCTAATTTATTATATTCCGCCATGGCTCTTTTTAGTTCTGTATTGGTACTAATATGAGTATTATGAACATTTTTATTCAATGTGGAATTAGTATATTTCTTTTCAGCTGTATATATAAAAAATTTATCGAATAAATAAAATGATTTTCGTCCATTTTTCGTGAGATTGAGAAATAATACTCTAATGTGAAACTTTTTACCTCCTAGGAGTAATGGATTTTCAATATATTTTTGTAAAACCCATTTTTTTATTTTAGTTGTTTTGAGTAATTTTCGATTTTTTAAATTGGGTATTTCGAAATTTCGGATATAATCTTTCAACTTGTCTTTTTGATTAAATACTTTTACACCAATTCCACCTGACCCTGGAATTGGTTTAATAATATAAAGATGGTTTTTCTTCATAAAATTATTGAGAGATTTATCTATTTGATTATTATTAAACGATATTTGTTCAATTAAATAGTTTTTGTCATCAGTTCCTATCATCATTCGATATAAATCATTTTTATCAAATATGTTTGGTTTATCATATATAACACCATTAATCCATTTAGTTTGAATATTATATATATCATTTTTGTATTTCTTAGGTAATTGAGAACTAAAATAAATCCATTCGAGATTATTATATTTGCCCAAATCACTATTTTTCACTGTTTCATAACCTTTTTTAATATATTCTTTTATTTTTACATTTGGTTCAAAAAAGAATATATGTTTCATTCTATTATAATAAAAGATAATCTTTTACTTGTGATTTATTTCAATATATTAGTTGAAATAAAATATGTGTAAATAGTTATACTATGGATAATTTATATTATTATAAGGCACATGTAACTTATATATATAATGGTAATACAATTGTTTGTGATATTGATTGTGGTTTTGGATTAATTTTAACAAAACGTAAAATTAGACTATTTGGTATTGATACACCAGAATTGCGCAGTGAAGATTATGAAAAAGGACTTTACGTCAGAAATATATTAAAAAATAAAATTCAGGGAAAAAATGTTATTATTCAAATAATAAAGGATAAACAAGGTAAATATGGAAGATATCTAGGTATAATATATTTGTTAGATGATGATAAATATACAAATATAAATGAATGGTTAGTTAAAAATGGTCATGCGATTAGATATAAAGTTTAGATTTTTGTATAATCTTTTGCTCTAGTTTTATGATACATTGTAAGATCTAAAAGACCTTTCCAAAATGAATCATATAATCCCATAATATTAAACCCAGGGTTTTTATTTAATTCAAGAAGCATAACTTTATAATCATGTGTTATCATAAAATCATAACCAATGAATTTGAAACAATTCTTATTATTTTTAAAACATTTATAATCAATATATTTAAATAATGTTTTGCAAATATGGCTTATTTGTTTATGAATGTCATCACGTGTTTTTTTATTTATTTTAGCATATTCTTTATCTAATTTATTTATTGTTTCAACATTGAGACCAGTAGAATGTGAATTATGAATGTTTTTATTTTTTTTAGTTAAATCATAATCTTTCAATGCAGGAAAAATCATGAATTTATTATACATATATCTGAATATTTCTTCGTTTTTAGTTCCATGAAGTACTAAAACACGTAAATGGAATTTTTTCCTGTCAATTAAAAGGGGTTTGTCAATATACTCTTGAATCAACCATTTTCTAATGTGCCATTTTTCAAAGAAATTTTCTAAATTTTTATTGAATTTACCATAAATATAATTATCTACTTCTTTTTTATTTTTACATAACTTCATACCCATACCTTTATGTCCTGGTTCTGGTTTAACAATATACCATTTGTTTTTTTTCATAAATTTTTCTAGGATCTTTGTGTTCTTGTAACAATCTGTTAAAGTATTTGTTGGATCATATTTTTTTATACATACTAAATCCAACATGTGATTTTTGAATAATTCTGGTTCATGTTTCTTAACAGTTTTGAATAAAAAATGTTTATTGAACATGTTTGGAAGTGGATAATTCATTGAATAATTGTATTCAATTGGTATATTATTTATATGATCAGAATATTTTGTATTGCTTAAATATTGATTGAAAAAAGACCAATATAACTCTTTTTCCTTTAAAATATCTTTTAAAGAAATAAGTTCATAACCTTTTTTTATATATTTATCTATTGGAAAATTAACATTGAACGGGAGTTTTTTCACAGAAAAAAAAACTTTTTTAGTCATATTTATTATATAGTCAGATTTTTATATAATCTTTAGTTTTATCTTTTTTAAGGATTGTTAGGTCTAAAAGACCTTTTATTAAATTAGGCATATGTTTAAGAAACCGTTTAAGTCCTGGTTTATGATTAATTTCAATACATTTAATTTTGAAATCATTAGTAATCATAATATCCAATCCATAAAATTCGAAACATTCTATTTTTGTTTCGCTGAAACATTCGAATTTAAATAAATCTTTTTTGTTCAGTTCTTTTAACATTTTCAAGATTTGTTTTTGTATAATTTGCATTTTATCTTTTCCGTAGATAGTCGTAAAATCTCTTGGGAAAAGTCGTTTTTCATGAGATTCTGTAAGTTCTCCGTGAGTATTATGAATATTCATATTGAGACTTTTAGTATTATATTTAAATTTAGCAGGGAACATCAGCATATGTTTATGCATATATAATCGCGTTGATTTGCCGGATGGATGAATCGATAGGAGAGTAAGTCTCATATGAAATTTACGTCCTTCTAGAAGCAGTGGTCTATCAATATATTCTTGGATGAGCCATTCTTGAGGATCTTTCATATATTCTTTATTTTTGGGTTTTTTGAAATTGTTAATATACTTAGAAATATTGGATGTTCCTTGAAAAACTTTAACACCTAAACCAGCGAATCCAGGAATGGGTTTTACTATTACTAATTTTTTATTGAATTGTTTAATGGAATTGGGTGAATAGTACTCTTGCTTCATGAAATATTGATTGTATAATTTAGGATATTTTTCCAACCATTTATGGAGTTTTCCTTTGTCAGTAAAATTTGGTCCAGTGACTCTTAATGCACTGGTATAATTACTATTTTTTTGATAAATTTTTTCTTTGATTGATTTGGACGTAGTATGATCAAAATAAAGAAAATCGATGGTTTTAGTTTTGTCAAATTGTTTTTCACTAAGAGATTTAAATTTGGTCTTTGGAAGATGTTTAATAAAATCTGATGGGGTAAAATATTTGGATGAAACGAAAATAGTTTCCATATATACTTTAAGATAGGAAAAAATATGAGTAAAGTATATATGAATAAGGATTTCCTTAAAAAATCTAAAAATATAAATAAATATTTAAATGTATTAAACAAAATATCAGAATATGATTTGAAATATAAAAATAAATATGAAAAAGAATATAATTATGCGTTAAAACATAATATATTTTTTGGTGGAAAAAAAATTAATAAATCAATATTTAGTAATATTTATACTGAAAATAAACCTATTAAAAGTAAATTTATTAAAAATAATAGTATAAATGAAACAAATAATGATACTCCATACGATATGTTTAAGAAATTGAGTAAAGAAATGGATGATATTGGAAAAAAACTAGATAAATATTCTCAAGAGAAATATGGTAAAGTTTCAAGTCAATTTGAAATTTTCAAAAATAAAAAATTCAAGGAAGATATAAGTAAATTATATGGTTTTCATGTATCACAAGGTGGAATTAAAATGAATGAAATGATAAGTACATTTAAAGATTTAATTCCGACCAATAAGAAAATAGTAAAATCTTTTCATATTTGTGAAGCCCCTGGAAGTTTTATTCATATGATTCGGTTTTATGTTAATGATATTCTTGGTAATAAATTAGAATGGAAAGCCCAAAGTCTTAATCCTTTTCATAAAGATAATATCAAAAAATATGGTAAAGGAATATTAAAACTTGATGAAAATCTTACCAAAGATAAAAATGGAGAGTGGCTTACTGGCACGGCTGATGGAGGGACAGGTGATATTACTGATCTATCTGTTACTAAGGAATATGCTAAATATTGTAAAGATGTTGATATAATAACATCAGATTGTGGATTAGGTGAAGGGATCAGGGGAGCTCATGCTGATCGAATTATGTTTTATACAATATTGTTTATGTTAATGAACGTGCCTTTAGGAAAAAATTGTCTAATGAAGTTATACTTGCCAATTACTGATGAATTATATATTTACATGATTTATTTGTTGTATAGGTATTTTAAAAAAGTTTATATTTACAAACCGATTGTTAATTTTCGATCAGAGGAATTTTATATAGTGTGTATAGGAAAAAAGAAAATTCCAGAAAAATTGATAAAGAAACTGAGTAAGAAAACTATAGAATATCCCAATGTTTCGGATTTGTCTTTCTTGCTTCAATTATATGATTATATTAAGTTAATTATAGATAAAAGACAGGTTCAACTAGAAAGATTAGTTTATTTAATGGATAATTATGATTTGATAACGAAAAGTGAGTTTAAATTAATGGGGCAAATTAAACAAAAGAGATTCAAAGAATGGATTAAACAATATAATTTATTGAAATAATAAAATTAATCTATATTTATGATATATTATGAAATACGTATTGAGTATTTTAGAAAAAACTAGATTTGTGATGATGATTCTTTCATTGGTAATTATTGTTTTTAGTTCATTTGTGGGAATATATGACTATTTAGAAACATTGTTTTCAAAAAAGGATCAAGATGATAAACATATAGAGTACTATGAGTTAAGAATATTTATAAGTGAATCACTTGTTTTAGCACTTACATTTCTTTTAGGAGCTGATATAATTGAAAGTATGTTTAGATCTAATTTGAAAACTTTAATTAGATTAATTGTTGTGTTTGTATTTAGATTGGCTATTACATATATCGTGAATAAAGACATTGGAACTTTAGAAGAAGAAAGAAAAAAATTAAATAAAAATTAAATAAATTGCGTTTGAAAAATTATCTATAGTTATGATATAAATATGTCGAATAACGGAAACAATAACAATAACAACAACAATAATAATAACAACAATAATGGAAATAATAATAATAACAACAATAATAGAAATAATAATAATAACAAAAATAAAAATAACAAAACTCCCGTTAATAAAAATAAAACTCCTGTTAATAACAAGAAAAACAACATTAACGGACTTTCTGCCGTTGAAGCTAAAAGACGTTTGGCTAAATGTCAGAATGAGTTGAAGAATGCTAGGAATGCTAGTGCAACTCAAACTCTTAAGAGAGTAAGAAATGTATTGAACGGAACTCCTGCTTCAAACAATGTGAAAAAAAATAATAATGCTAATACAAATGCTAATAATGCCACTGGCGGAAGAAGACGTACCACTCGCAAGAGTGCCACTCGCAAGCGCACTACTCGTAAATAAATTTATAAATTCAGAATATCTTTAATATTTTTAATAGTATTGTCATCAGTATTTTTCAATTTGATGAGAATAACACCCATTCTTCGCCTTCCAATAACTAAAGTCTTTCCAAAAAGACGCACATCAATATTTGGATTAGTCAATAAGTTATAAATATTAAATTTAGGATCATCATTGTCTCCTCGATAGATAATAGCATGTGACATTGCTGGTTGAATACAATCAATATTTCCTAAAGGAAGACCACAAATAATTCTACTATAAATTTTGAATTGAGAATTTTCTTGACTCTTCATTGTGACCATAGCAGTATCATGTGGTCGAGGAGAAACTTCACTAAAATATACTGTGTCACCCTTTATGAAAAATTCCATTCCAAATATTCCTGCATCATCTTTTTTACAAAGTTCATTAATCAATCTAGATGAATAATATTTAGCCATGTCTAATGCTTTCTTTGACATTTGTTTTGGCTGAAATGAAAGTTTATAATCTCCATCTTCTTGTTCATGTCCAATTGGATCAAGATAATGTATATTACCTCGATAAAGAATTGTCATTAATGTTATTTCATAATCAAAATCAAGAAATTCTTCAATAATAACACATTTAATATCTCCACGAGAACCTTCCATAGCATCATCCCATACTTTTTTATATTGATCAGCGTTTTTAACAACCGATTGTCCTTTCCCGGATGAACTCATCAAAGGTTTAACAACACATGGAACACCAATTTGTTCAATGGCTTTAAGGAGGGATTCTGATGAATCGGCATATAGATATTTGGTTGTTTGGCAGTATTTTGCGGCTAGATCTCGCATGAGACGGCGATTCATAGTAATTTCAGTTGCATAAGCATTCGGATAGACTTTTGTTCCTGCTTGCTCAGCTTCTTTAAGAGCTTGCATATTGAAAGATTCTACTTCAGGAATAATACAGTAAGGTTTAATACTATTAATATAATTAAGTAATGTATCATGATCAAGCATATTAATATGATATGAATAATGAGCTACTTGACCAGCGGGAGAATGAGGCTTATTATCACATACATGAGTTTCAATACCCAGTCGTTGAAGTTCAATTACGAGTTCTTTACCTAATTCGCCTCCTCCGAGAAGAAGGACTTTAAGAGCACTTTTATTATATGGGGATCCAAAAGACATATTTTATATATTTTAACTTAGATGAGTTTTTAAGTTAAAATATAGTTTAATAATGAAAGATTTATTTAACCAAAAAGGAAATTAAAGAAGGATTTTGCCTTTTTTTTAGTTGCTTTTTTTTTTTTGACAACAACTTTCTTCTTGGAAGCCGAACGGCTTCTACTGCGGGAGGCAGCCTTTTTTTTCTTGACAATAGCCTTTTTTTTAGTTGCTTTTTTTTTTTTGACAACAGCTTTCTTCTTGGAAGCAGAACGGCTTCTACTGCGGGAGGCAGCCTTTTTTTTTACAACAACTTTCTTCTTGGAAGCCGAACGGCTTCTACTGCGGGAGGCAGCCTTTTTTTTCTTGACAACAGCCTTTTTTTTAGTTGCTTTTTTTTTTTTGACAACAGTTTTCTTCTTGGAAGCAGAACGGCTTCTACTGCGGGAGGCAGCCTTTTTTTTTACAACAGTTTTCTTCTTAGAAGCAGAACGAGATCTGGAGCGAGAAGCAGCCTTTTTTTTCTTGACAACAGCTTTTTTTTTAGTTGCTTTCTTTTTTTTTACAACAGTTTTCTTCTTGGAAGCAGAACGGCTTCTACTGCGGGAGGCAGCCTTTTTTTTAGTTGCCTTTTTTTTCTTCTTAGCTCCACCATTGACAACAGATTCCCACATACCTTTACACGGGCCATTACCACCATCAACAAGTGTTGTTGATTGATATAAATCACCATTAGGAAAAGTTCTAGTCATATGTTGAGCATTGGTTGCAGTACTTAAACTAGTACCGTAATTCACTGGCTTTCCGGCATCGTGCCATGTTGGATTTTTATTTTGGCAGATAGGAATTCTCTGGGATCCACCTTTCTGGCGACGAGTGGGAGTCCGTGCTCTCTGGGATCTGCGTCTGGCGGGGGGGCTTCTGCTGCGAGTACGTCCGCCATGCCAACCCATCTTTGGGGCACCGTCATAACAGGGGGATAGTGTTGTTTTGTGCATTTTCGCATATGAACTCATTATATTATATGACAAGATTTTTTTCATTTCAGTGAATTATAAAATAATATTTTATTTTTGGTAGTATGAACAGTTGGTCTAATGCCATGAATATGTTTTAACGCAGCTGCTCTGGATACTCCATATTTTTTCATTAAATAATATGCAATTAAACATACAGATCTTCTATGACCAGCTTTACAATGAACCAAAATGTTTTTCTTGTTTTCTATATGTTTATCCATAAATTTAATAGCATTTGGTAAATGTTTTTCGAACTTGGAGACATCATATTTTTTATTTTGAACGGGTATTCTATATTATTTAATATTTTTATGAGTATTTGGGAAGTCCGGTGTGACATTGATTATTCCTTTTATTTTATGATCATTTATAAAACGTTTGCATTGAGCTGCTATATAATTTCCTAAATAAACGTATGGAATAATTTTATTAACATTTGGTTCATTGTAATGTATCGGCATTTATTTCCTAATAATAATATAGATTTAATATATATGATATGTTTTAAGGACATTATCAAGAAATCCATAACAGATAAAAGTCGATTAGTAGTTGTGACAATACTCGCTGCACTTCTTGCAGTTATTCAGATTTCCAGAAGTTTTACAATTGGTAAAATTATTAAAACACTCAATATGAAATATGTTTATATTTTCATTGGAATTACTCTTATATCCTATGTTATTGCCATAATTAATTATATGCAAATTTATAAAGAAACCCTTAAATATGGAAAAAATTTCTTTGATAATTTCATTGAAATATTTTTTTTGGCAGATTTTAAAAAGATAATTGGGCGAAACGAAGCTCTTTTATCAGAATTTAATGATAGTCTAGATAATCTTCATTACTTTGCTGATAATTTTTACAGTACTTATATAAATAAAATTATTATGATCATAGCAACAACGGCGATATTCTTATATTATTCACCTCGAGTAGGGTTTGCTATTATTGCAGCATTTGTATTTATTTTACTTATTCATAGATATATATCAAATTATATTAATAAAAAATGGGATGTATATTCCGAATCATTAAAAGAGTTTAATCAGCAATTTCAGAATATAATGCTTAATGTATGGAATATTAAATATAATTCATTGGAAAAACTAGTAAATACTAATTTAAGAAATAAATTTAATGATAGAATGAAAAAGAGTAATGCATATTTGAATTCAAAAATATTATTATTGGAAGGTCCTGGATTTGTATTTTTCCTTGTGATAATATACAATTTGATTACAATTGTTAAAAGTCCTAAGTTAGATGTTGCAATGCGTGTATTTTTAATTCTTCAGTTATTTAAAGTTTGGAAAGACTTTTATATTTGTTGCATTACATCACTTCAGTTATACACTAATTCTAAACATGTGGAAAAGATTTGTCCTGTATGGCAACTTGAACCCAAGACAGATACCAGTTCTATTTGTGTTTCGGATATAGATGTAATTGAATTTAAGAATGTGACTTTTAGTTATTTTGGAGAAGGTGTAATTAATAAACTTAATTTTAAAATTAAAAAAGGAGAAACTATTTCTTTTTCAGGTAGATCAGGAAGCGGTAAAAGTACAGTTATTAATCTGATTTGTAGATTATATGATGTTTCCGATGATAATAGTGAATTACTTATTAATGGAACAAATATTAAAAATATCACCATTGAATCACTAAGGAAACAAATTGGTGTGGTTCCACAAACTGTAATCATGTTCAATAATACCATTAGATACAATATTGTACTTGATCAAAAGTTTGATGAACAGCATTTTAATAGACTAGTCTATATGCTTAAACTACCTGATCCATCTACAAATGCCAATACACTTTCGCATGGTCAAAAGCAACGTGTTTTAATAGCTCGTACGTTATATAATCGTAGTAAATCAGTATATATATTTGATGAGTATTTATCGGCGGTTGATGATGCAACTGCAGAGACAATAAATAAATATGTATTGGATTTCATAAAGAATAATAATAAAATAGGTATATTTATATCACATAATGAAGAGCGTAAAAGAAATACTGATAAGGTTATAGAAATAATATAAGATCTAGCATGAATTTCCGGCTATCCAGCTTTTCATCCAGTGATGCTGGGCATAAGCGAATTTCATAAGTAGTTTTTCTTTTTTGGAATTAAAATTATTTATTTTACTATCATTTTTTGCGCATATTGGATAAAAATATGCGGAATTATATATTTTGATCTTATTAGTTTTATTGAGAACACTTGTGATCATTTCAGGACCGGTTAGATATACTGGACTACGTGTAATATCTTTAATACTTCTATTATATGCGGTTCTAAGGAATTCAATAAAAATGGGATTGTGTTTTTCAGATGCAAAGATAGCATTACATATTTTTGGTTTTCCATTAATGAAATGTTCGGCTGGTTCATATGCAAAGAAACAAGTATTATCTTCGAGTAATTGATCCATATTTTTGAGACATTCAAAATCTAGATCTACATATAATCCACCATAGTGATATATAATAATATATCTAGCAATGTCGGCTCGGTAAATGCCATGAGTATAACTGTCATATACTTGCAGGAACTTAGGATAGTATTTTTTAATGAGTTCTCTATTATCACTGTCTGTCCAGAGTTTATATTCGTAATCGGGGTTGAATTTTTTCCACGATTCTGTCCATTTCCGACATTTTAAGGGAATATTGTTTGTTTTCCAAGTTTGATGAATAATTTTAGGAATAGTCATATTATAAATAATAATTATAATTTAATTTATCTAGAACATACACATTTGTCCATAATTATCATATATGATAAATGGTACATTTATCTGTACAAGAAGAAATATAAATGAATCGGATAATTTTGATGGTCTAGATATTCAAGAATCCGAGCTTATTGACTTTCCTTTTACAATATTACCACGCTTGATGAAAAATAAAACTTATGATATTTTATTTGATAATTTATATAATAGTAAAGGGACTCATCAATTAACTGGTATATTATCTGTTAATGACGGTAGTTTATGTGATTATAATGATGAAATAATTAAAATTATATATCAATTGAACAATATTGATTATGGGGGTCATTTTATAATATATAATGATATGTCGGCTATTTTAATGATTTATGGAAAAGAAATTAAATATATAAATTTTATGATTGGATATATTTGTTATAATAAAGTTAAAAAAGTAAATCAAGGATGCAGTATTGGTAAATGCGTCATTACTTAGACACAAATTTGCCTTTCTCTAATTTTCCGACATGTCTATGAGTTTGTAAGTCATATATGAAATTATTAATAATACATCTGTAATAACCCTTACCGTCATACTCTTCTTTCACTGCAATAATTGCATTACAATCTTTGTCTTCTTTATCATTATGATAAATTAATGATGATTTTTTCTTATATTTATCACTAACAATCTTCATTTCACCAAGTTTGTTATGATTTGTATCATATACATCAAAAACATTTTTGTCCAAAAAATAATCAATACCATTTTTAGCAGTGATTTTTTCGATATCCTGATTTTTCATCATGCTTTTTCTGATAGTATCTTTTTTATTAGTCAGATATCCATCAACAATTTCTTTTTCAATTTCTTCCATGGTATTTTGTTCATCTTCTGAGTTTGAGTTTGAGTCTGATTCTTCGATACATACTTTTGGCATTTGTTGAATACTTTCGTTAATTGCTTCCATTGCAATTTTAATTAATTGTTGCTGACATTTCAGTACCCATTCATCGCCTGATTTATCATTAAAAATCTGACGAATTGGTGGGGGTATATTTGAAGATTTAGCTGCTGGTGCGGCTTTAACTTCATTCTTTTTAAGAAAATTTTTAAAGTAAGGATGAGATTCAGTTGCTAAAACACCTTTTTTCTTAATTTTTTCAAAAATAGGGATTTCTCCGCCTTTTTTAACTTTTTTCAGATGTTGTGTGCAATATCCATCCTCACTTGAATTTCTGGCACATCGAGTGTATGCTTCCATATTACCATTTTTATCCTTAATCAAATAAACATCTTTTTTCCCAGCAATTAAAATTTGATATACATTTCTGACAGGTGTTTTTGGGCCTGCAGCACAAATGCATTTAGCGTCGCTCATTTTTGCTTTTTATAAATTAGAGATTTTAATATAAAGAAGTGAAAATAAAATCATTTTTTTTTTTTCTTTTTTTTAATTTGAGAACGTCTAATTAAATTATTACATCTTTTAATAAAAGCAGAGTTATTAAACTTATACTCATATTTTTCATATTTAACAACATGATGAACAAATTTTTCATATGCCATTTCAGCATTTAAAATACCTAGTTTTTTACCGTTTGGTAGTTTTAATCGACTAATCTTTAAAACAGCCTCACGAGGATCATTTAAATTAGCTTCAATTATATCAGATGTTTTTGAAGACATATTTTTAATGAATTCTTTTTTTGATGTCATTATGGTGCATATTTTTATTATAACTTTAAAACTAACTAATTTAATTAAATAAAAATCATTTTTTATAAAACTAGCTTTTTTAGTTCAATGGAAAAATCCTAGGATTAAAACAACTTAAAGACATAGCATATAATATATATATGGTCTTGTGGCAGAGTGGTTCATGCACCTGGATTAAGAATTACACCAGGATTACGTTAGTTCGAATCTAACCAAGACCCTCAATTTGATGGCAATCAAATCATACCTCTTAAGGTTTCTTTAATAAAGCTTTTTCAATATTTCCACCGTAGATATATTGAAAATAATTTGCAATTTTAGTTCTATCTTCATATGATTCATAATAATGTTGAATTAATCTATTGTGAATTAAGTAGTGGTTTGTTCTAATTGAAAAGTCGGTATGGACAGTTGAAAGAGTAATATAATCAAGGATAAAATTAATGCCGAAAATTGCTTTGAACCATTTTTTGACATTTTTATGAAATTCAATTTCTCGTTTTTCTAAAAATGCAAATTCAATTAGTTTTTTATGAACAACATGTTTAAATTTGCTATGATGATTAATGAATTTAATACCATCAGGATCAGACAATTTATCGAATATTACATTATTTAGTCTGATTTTATCATTTCTTCTAGATGTAAAAGTGATAGCATCCAAACGTGTTTTTACAAAATGTATGTAATATCTATGATTCAACATTTTCAACGTTTTTTAGAATTATATTAAACACCAATTAATAAATTAAAAATCAGCTTTTTAGAATAAATTATAATATATTTTATGAATTGAGTCTAAGAAATCATATTCATCCATATTTCCCTTAGCTTGATTTATCGCCCATGAAACCAAATGAACATTATCAGTAGTATATCCTCTATCAGAATCAATACGATCAATAGATAATTTATGTTTTTCAGTTTTATTAAATGATAGTTTAACACCACTATATGCACATTTTCTATCTTGTTCGTTATAAAGTTGTTCAATATACGCTAGACTTATGTTATATCGTGAGCTACTTACTCTATTTTTTTTAGCTCTGGTTTTACAATTTTTTTTACATGTTACCAATAGATTCATAACAAATCCACGTTGGATATTATTGAACTTAATATAATCGTGTTCATAAACAATCGGTTTGCTTCTAAATAATTGAATTGACTCAATAGTATTACTAAAGTTAGGCATCAATGCACTTCTAATATGATGCGCCTTCCACGTTGAAAGTTTGACATTATCTTCCGTATAGCCTTTTTTTATATTGATTCGACTGATACATGTGCGATTAATACCTTTATTAAAACTCAATTTATCTCTAGTATATATACATTCTCTGCCTTGTTTATGATATAAATATTTGATATAATCATGACATATATCAAATTTTAATGATCGTTTAGTCTTTTTATTTATTAATCTGTTTTTTACTTTGTTAGATTTAATTAGATTAATAAAATATTTTTTCATCTTACTCTTAATAATATAATAGAGTTTTTAAGTAAATTCTATTATATTTTGTTGAAAACAAAATATTGTGGAATGCTCTGACGGGGACTTGAACCCCGGACCTCCGGCTCATAAGACCAGCGCTCTAACCAACTGAGCTACCAGAGCGGTTCTATATATACAGTATTAGATAATTCTTTAAGCTTTTTTATTATAACAATTTTTCTAAAGAAATAATTTAATATTTCATTATAAATAGCGTCGTTGATTTTAAGTTATATTTTTTATCTGTTTTTATAATAAACTATGGATGAAAATGCGCATTGTCCCATATGTAAAGATCTTTTTATTATTCCCCGTATATACGAATGTGGTCATACAATATGTGAAGAATGTATGAAAAATATAGATAAAACTGATGCCGAAAAATACAATTCAGTATTTGATGTTGTTCATTATTCATGCCCAATGTGCAGATTTGAAACAATTATTTCATGGAAAAATAGACCTATTAATCACAGTTTGAGACAAATATTGCAAAATTTACCAGAATATAAAGAACGTACAAAGAATAGTAAAATAGATTTTGATAAAATAATTGATAATAATTCATTTTATAAAACCTTAAATTTTTCAAATTTATCATTCAAATATAAATTTATGAAAGCAGAAAAATATTATCATAAATTATTACCGATATTGTATGATGCAGCATTACAAGGAAAAAGCAAAATCGTGATTACCAAGAATGTTAAGGATTTAAAAATTATATCATCGTTACTGTCTAAAAAACTATGGAAACATGGTATATTGAATATTATATCAACGCCAAGAGAATTTATTATTTATTTATTGCCCGAAAATGGTGGCAGTACCAGTGAATATATCAATCCTACTTTTAGTTTATCTACACATGAAATAAGTGATTCTGATAATGATATATTGATGGAAGATGAATATAATGAATTAATTAATTCATATGTTACCAATAATACAGCGATTAATAATAATCGTTTATTGGCAAGATATAATTATTAGAAAAAAAATAAAAAAAATGATTTTTATTTCTTTTTGTTCAGTATTTTTATGATAATTTTATCAAACTAATTTAATTTAAACCATGTCAGCAAAAACATCTTCGATTTGGACGAAAGTCCGTAAGACCCTTGGTCACGATAACAAGAATGAAGGATTATTTGAAAGAATTGCGGAAAAGGACGAATATGATATATTGGTGAGAAAGGATAAAAAAGGACAGTATTACTCTCTAACGGATTTGATTAATGATCGACACGTTGATTATTATATTATTTCGGGTAGGGAAAAGAACGAATTCAAGAAAGAAAATGCTTCAAAACTAGATTTGTTTATCCAATCTAAAATAGAATATTATTTTAAAAAACCACTTGCTAAGGATGAAAATCTAAAGAAAGTGGTATTGAAAGAAATTAAAGATAAATTCGATAAAAATGATTATGAAGGTTATCCATCAGTACTTATTTGCCAGCAACCACTCATCGGACGTCAATGCAGAAATAATACGAATACTTTCAAATTCAAAAATGGAACTCTGGATTATTGTCACAAATTTAATCGAGGACGATTGACCATTTGTCTTCACACTGACATTAAGATTTATGAGGATAATTCCATTGTATATGCTGCTTATGTTCCACAGGAAACAGGAGGAGGAGCTAAAAAGAAGGATTTTGAATTTGAAGAAGATCAATTCCCTGATATTTCTGATAAAAAAACTGAATTGCCACAATCGTCTGTATCATGGATTGATAAGATTAAAAAGTCTCAAGAAAAAGATGCTAAAATTAAAGCTGAACATGCAGCTAAAAAAGCTGCTGAAGAAGAGGCTAAAGCTACTGCTGAAGCCGCTGCTGAAGCTACTAAGGAAAGTATCAAAGAAGAAGCTAAGGAAGACGATGGTTGGATCGAAGAAACTCGACCAAAACCAACTGTGACAATTAAGAAAAATGAGAGAGAACGACTTGTGGTTCATGATTTAATTGTAAATGACAATAAATCAATGATTAATGAGCGTCTTAACATGATTGAAAAGCAAATGACTAGCATTACGAATTATATTGCTGGTCAAGAAAGTAATAAGAAAGAAATTCAACATCAAATGGAAATGATTACAACCTTTATGAAAATGTTTAACAAAGTTAAAGGAGGATTGATGCAACCTTTGTAAAAAGAATTCAAAGAAAATTTTAATAATATTTATAAATTTACTCATGTGGCTGGACTGCCTTGTTGATTAGTATGTACATTTCTTCTACTATTTTTACTATGTATTTTACTTGTATTTTCAGTTATGCAAGCCTGATATTTAGATGTTTGTTCAATTTCCTCCATATCTGGTTGAAATAAACATTTATTATAACTAAATAATAATGATTTTTTTAGCTTATTTCCTCCCCATTTAGAGACTATATCCATATTAGATGGTAATTTGTAATTATACAATAATCCTTGAGCATTATACATTTTATTATCGCTTGGATTTATTACTCCTACCATATTTGGATCCTTTGTTTGATTGAAAAAATCTCTAAACCATCCACTATGACCAATAATAACTAAATTATTAACTGGAATACAAGCAATCATCATACGTGCCAATCTATAATATTCAGGCATTTTTAGTAATGTTTCTGGATCTTTTTCGTTAAACATATATAAATTAAATTTTAATGGGTCATAATCTTCAATTGGATCTAAAATGCCATTGCCTGTCACATGAGTTCTTTTTTTTTCACTTCTAATTACCAATGGAAAATTGGTTTTAATGAATTTTTGTAATTTTTTATTTTTTGCTAATTGTTCATGAGAAGATTCAATCATTAAATGGCCAACACATGTCACTGGTGAATTTCTAAAGTGAGATGATAATAATTCAGCATGTCCCTTAATTTTGTTCCATGTACCACTTTCTAATGCTTGATGATGAAATATATTTTCGTAGGTTTGTGAATGTCTAATCGCAATAATTTTGCCAGTGATCTCTCCAGAAGCAATCGGAAATATACATTCGTTTAATTGACTGACCATATCTCGGTTTTTTATGATTTTTGTTAATAATCTAATAAAATTATTAATTTTATCTGTGTTCATATTATTGAAGGTTGTGCCTTCTTCATCAATATGTATATATAAACGGATTAAATCATGTATATAACGTCTTTCCAATTTCTTCAATGCCTTATCACTTGGCACACTATTTAATAATATCATGAGGCGACGCCATTTTTCTTCATTAACTTGATTTAATCTATTATTAGCAGCTGTAACGAATACTGTATTATTCTTACTAGCCATATATAACTATATAATAAATTAATTGGCAGTTTGTGCTATTTCTAACATATTTCTGAGATAATTTCGGAATTTCGTTTTCATTCCGTTTAAACTATAAATAAACTTCTGATTATTCAAGAAATTATCCGTATCATAATTATCTAATGTATTAATTCGTAAAAACACTTTTTCAAAATTGGTAAATAATATATCAATTATAATCTCCGCATTATAATCATTTATCCATGTTCCGTTAAAAAAGTACTGATATTTATATTTACTCAAACATTTAATTGGATATTTTTTATTATAATATAATTCCATCAAATCACATATGCTGTGAATATTTCGTTTCTTTAATTTATTCTTCACTAGATCAGTATCAATATTTATAATTTCTCTACGTAACTCTTTGATAGAATTACTGCTTTTTGTTTCTTTGAGCGAATCCATTTCTTCTTTCATTTTTTGTAAATTTTCTTCATATACAATCATCCTCTTAGCAAGGAGTTCAACACTATTTCTTAACTTATTATTTTCTTTTTGTAGCCGCATGATAATTTCGTCTGTGTTAGATTTTTTACTATGTTTTGCTATAGTCATTGACATTAATTATTATATCACATATTTCTTTAAATTTCAATACTTTAAATTTTTCATTTTTATTTTTTTTTATAATAAATATTTTTTTATCAATGAATAATGATGATTATTATTAATATATTTTTATACCCGATATAATTATATAATTCTATATAATTATCTGAATTTTATAAAAAATCTAGATATAATATATATGGTGAAAAAAGGTGGAAAACCAAGTAAAATTAAGAATCATTCAGTAATTAGTAATAAAACTCCCAAAGTATTTAGTTTTCAAAAATCATTTTATGATAAAATTTTGTCTAATCCTGATATTCCTCAAGATAGAAAAGATAAGAAACTGAAGGAATTAATGGATAAATCAGTTAATACTGATGTTAAATTTTCTCCGTTATCTGGTTATGAACCAAAATATGAGCCAGAGAGATGGAATGATAATCCGAACATTTTGAACACACATAATTGTTATTCATATTCAATGGATTTGAGAAGTAATAGAAAAGGAAAAGCACAACCTGGATATTTCTCATCACATAATCATATTAGTAATAATGATTATGGTAGTTGTACTAAATTTTATCAAAGACTCAAAAAAGATATTCCTGGTATAACACTTTCCTCGTTTGGATCTAGATGTCCTAAAGGAACTAGTAAAAATTTCATTGCAATATCCCCAGGTGATGATACCGATTATCATTTTTACAGACAGGATGCACCAACAGATAAAAGCAAACATGGTCTTTGGTCACATAAACCAGGTAGAACAAAAGTTGTAAATGTTGATGCTGATGGTAAATTAATATTAAATCCAGTGAAAGCCAATAGAAAATATACACATTTAGATTATTCAAAACCATGTTTCTTTTATTGTAACCCTAAGAGAATGGCTAGATCATCATCAATAACAACACATAACTGAAACATAAACTAAAACATAAACTAAAAATAGGTATCTATTTGATATGGAATAATTTAGTAAAAAAAATCTAAATATAATAGTAAGAGGTAATTCTGCATATGTTCGAAATCGATAATTACTACCATAAATATGAACCGCTGGGAAAAGGAGCTTATTCAGTAGTTTATAAAGGTTATCATAAGGTCACAAAAGAACCAGTAGCGATCAAAGAAATTGATATCATGAAAAATAAAAAAAATATTGATCGTTTCCACAAAGAAATAGAAATTATGGAGAAAACTGATAACATTAATATAATTAAAATCATAACCAGTATAGAAAATAAGGATTATATTTTTATTATAATGGAATATTGTGATAAAGGGGATCTTAGACATTTTTTGAAGAGAAGGGCTTTAAAAGAGCATAATGTGAAGAATTTAATGGTGCAACTAGTAAGTGGCATGCAATATATGTACAATAATAATATTTATCATCGTGACCTCAAACCTCAAAATATATTAATTGATAAATATTATAATTTAAAAATTACTGATTTTGGATTAGCAAAAGATGATGATGAAAATCCATTATTTGAAACAATATGTGGGTCTCCTATGTATATGGCACCCGAAATTATGAAATATAAAAAATACGATAAGAAGGCTGATTTATGGTCATTAGGAATAATCTTTTATGAGTTATTAACTGGTAAAACGCCATTTACTGCAAATAATCATATGGAATTGTTAGAAAATATAGAGAAACAAAAGATATATTTTCCAAGTCATATTAAAATAAGTCATGACGCAAGAGATTTATTAGTAAGACTATTAAATAAAAATTCAAAAGAAAGAATAACATGGGATCAATTATTTAATCATCCATGGTTATCAACAAATATATCAAATAGCATTATGAAAAGTAATATTTATGCCAGTAACGCATCTATATGCAAAACATCAAATAATTCTGAAGATGATGAAATATTTGAAATGGATGAAGATATAAAAGAATCATCAAAAAAATATTATTTAGATACACTGAATCTTAACAATAATTATAAATTATCAAATAGTCAAACACCTGATAGTTATTATGATAATAGAGTTCCGGATGAAGATGATTTTTTCTTGTCAAGTATTGATGATTCAGAAATTAAATTTGAAATTTTATCTAAGTCATCTATTGATTATTCAGAGTTTTCGAAAACACCTGAATCATCTGCAAGTTATGGAAAAAAAACATTTATGTCAAATTTTTATTATTATATGAATCGATCAACAAATTTATTAAAGACTATGTTGTATTCCATATCAGAAGCAAAAAACATTGAAAATGAAAAGTAGAAAGATTTAGAGAATTTTATATAAATCCTTTATAATACACCAATTGATATTTATAACAAAATGCGATGGGATTTTATTTTATTAAAGGACCAAAATTATCTGTCCAATGTCCCATGGTGATTCTTTCATCGATTATTTTTTGTTTTGCTTTATAATAAGCTTCTTTTGTCGGATAACCATCGTCTGGTGTAGAGGATATATATGATGGGCAATAGTTCCAATATTTTTGTCTATCATAGTTAATAAATAGTTGCGGTTCATAAATTTTATAACCTTTGTAAATATAAAATCGTTCTTTGAAATCAGACATATACTATATTCAAATAAAAAAATATTATAATTAAAACTTACAATTTAGAGAGATGCGTATTTTGAAATGACAAAACACAATGCCTTTTTATTTATATAAACTTTGAAAAACATGTTATCTTCATATGAAAAATAATAAATTAGAAATTACTTAAAAAACATTGATATTATACAAGGTATAATGACCAGTAAAAAAAAATGTAATAAATGTGGATGCAAAATAACTAAAATATTTAGACCTATATTAAAATGCAAAAAATGCAATATCTTATATTGTAGAGAATGTTTATACCATCTACAACATAATTGCCTTAAATCAGAAGAATTTGAAAAAGAATATAAAGTTCAACTAAAAAGTCAATTAGTTGATGCTAATTTTGAAAAAATAATTAAGATTTGATTATTTATTTTGCCTTGAGCTTACCGATAAGTTCATCAATTTCAAGTAAGTATTTCTCTTTGGTATTATTACTTTTATTACTAAATTTTAATTTTATTTTGAGGTCATTAAGCTGTTTTATCTGATCAGATGTTTTAGGTGTAACTTCTGTATGAGTGGGAGATATGACTTTATCAGTTGAAACATTTAATTTTGAATTAATCGATTTATTGTTTAATTTGTTATCCAGTTTGAACTTTATTTGATATTTACTCAAATCATTATGATCTATTTTTTCTAGTGCATTCTCATATATTACATTGTAAAATTCAATTAGATATTTTATGTTATAATATATAATACCAATATAGAGACTTAAACAATCTTTTATGATTTTTTTAACGGCTTTTGGCTTAAGAAATTCATATCTATCAAATTCTTTTTCAAGTAAATATTTATCATCACCATAGTGTTTATAAATAAGAAGTAAATATAATAGATTCGTTTGATTAAATCTATCAGATAATGTTATTTTGGAACTACCGACATTTTCTAAATCCAAATTGAATATATTGATAATTGTTTTTGCCCAAGTTTCCTTTTGTTTTTGTTCAGACTTATCTTTCTTTCCTTTTTTGTTTCGTTGCCCTCTTTGCTGCCCTCTTTGCTGTCCTCTTTGCTGCCCTCTTTGTTGTCCTCCTAACTGATTATTATTTTCATCATCATTATTCTCATCATCATTATTCTCATTATTATTATTATTATTCTCATCATCATTATTTTCATCATTATTTTCATCATTATTTTCATTATCATTATTTTCGCTATTATTATCATTAGTATCCACTTCTTCTGTATTTGTTTCTTCAGTATCCTGTTCTTGTGGAGTCGCGTTTTGTTCCTGTGGAGAACTTTGCTGTTCTTGTGGATTCGCGCTTTGCGCTTGTCCTTGCGGATTCGTACCTCTTTGTCCTTGCGGATTCGTACCTCTTTGTCCTTGCGGATTCGTACCTCTTTGTCCTTGCGGATTCGTACCTCTTTGTCCTTGCGGATTCGCACTGTCTGTCGGTAAATTATCAATCGAATATGGAATTGGTGCTAAATTTTTTAGCTCATTTTCAATTTTTTTAATATCGGTTTTAATACTTTTATTTGCACTATTCATATCTGAACATTTGAGACGACCCTCATTATATTTGCCACAACCGGCCCTAATTAATGAACCTGACTGCACTTTTCCAAGTATTTCTTTATATTTTATATTTGAAAAATCTGATAAATGTTTGATTTGTCGGTTAATATCCTTTATAATCTTCGTTAGTAATGATGCTCTACGATTTTCATATGTAAAAGTTACTCTTTCAAATACATTAAATAAACTTTTATTGATAATTCCTTTGTCAAACTTATCTTTTTTATCAAACTTATCTTTTTTATCAAACTTATCTTTTTTATCAAATTGCCTATTATTTCTGTTATTATATTTTCCCTTAAATTTTTTACCACCTGATGCGTTGAATATATCACCAAAAATTTTTTCACCATTTTGTCTTTCTATTTCTGCAAAATTCATTTTACCATGTTTTTTTTTCTTATCATCTCTTTTTTCTCTAGCACCAATTAATTTAGAAATAGATTTATTAATAATTTCAAATATCTTTTTCCTATTATAAATATTACTTAATAATAAGAAATCGCGATCCCCATCCAATATATTGTGTAATAATTCTGCAGTAAAAGGAGCTAAATATATGAATTTTCGCTGTTCATGATTAAATAAAGTTGGTAAGCCGGTAAATTTTAATTTTTTATCATCTTTCACATAACTAATATGTCCATCTTTACTTTTCAATTCGTTCGATTCATAATTAAATTCTGCATTGATCTTAGGTATATCTTCAATTAAATGAATATTATTATAATCATCTGATTCAAATAACTTATCAATCGTAAATATTTCACATATTCTTTTAAACAAAATATAAACATATTCATCTTCCTTTTTCATTTCATTTGATTTCAAAAACTTTTCTAATGAATGCGACTTGTTAATTTTTCCCAAATCAGGATTTTTGAATAATTGCTGGAGAATCTGAGCTTTTTCGGAAAAATCCATATAACTAGTCATATAAACATATACTTCAATCAAATTAGAAATTAAAACAGGAAGTGTATTTGTAAGAGGTTCCAATACTTGTTTAAATTCATCTTCTGTTTTTAAATCTTTTAAAACTTCAGTTTCTACATAATCAATATTCGCATGAGTCTTTTGATGATATTGGAAAATTGATGTATTATCACTATTAGTCAATATATCATCAATATCTTGTTCAAATTTACTTATGTCTGGAATTTTTTTTGCATAGTTGTGCTCAACAATATTATATAAAGAGCCTAACATACCTTATATAATAATTTAGATAAAAAATGATTAGAATGTATCAAATATCTCAAATAATCTTGTTGCCAAACAATTAAAACTGACTAATTTCTCACATTTAATCTGTCCTAATTTACCATTCTTTCTTGTTTTAAAACAACCATCAACTAAAAATCTTAATAGACCAGACGATAATGGCCATTGAAATCTGAAATATTTTTTATATGTATCTGGACTAGTCAAAATATTAATAACAAATTTATATCTTAAATCTATGTTCAATTTAGTCTTTTCATGTACTTTGCGCAATGTTGTGGAAGAAATTACTCTCCATTTACCCAAATTTTTAATGTTTTTATTTAAACCATTTACTAAAACTAAACCTCTAACATTAGACATTTTATTTACATTAATAATACTGGCATTGAAATTATTCGCCTCAGTAAGCCATTTCTTCAAATCTAATAGAATATGTCCAAATCCATCAAAACTATAATCAACTAACGGAAGATAAACAGTTCTATTACTTGGATCAAATGGATCAATAGTAGCAAATAATTCAGTTTCCCATTTTCTACTTGCATCTTCCAAATATTTTTGTGGTTGATCAGTATATTTATTACGAAGTCTAACATGTGCTGCTTTGAGTTTTTTAATAGACATTAATCTATCTCCTGTAATTACACAACCAGTTTCTGTATCCCTCGCTAGAACTGCGTTGGCCTGCTCACGAATATTAGATACAGTATTGCGAGGCTTCAACATATTAATGTCCAAATCACGTTTATATATATACTTACTTACATCAGTTTGATCATTAAGTAGCTTTCTGTAAACCAGAATTAAATCATATTTATCACCAATTTCTAAACTCATATCACGAATATTAGTGTTTTTACGAAGTTCTTTTTCCACTTTATCTCTTGCTTTTTTGAAATTAACAGTCAATTCATTCAATATTCTATCAGGCATGTCATATTTCTTAGTTTGTCTGATCCGTCCCTTGTTTTCACCTGATTCAGATTCAACTTTTTGTTGATATATAATACGAAGCATTTTACTGAAAAACAATATTTCGTTTCTATAAACAATCAATTTATACTCATTCTGTTCAAAATCATCCAAATCATTAATATTAGCATTATTCATCTTAATTTTATGTCTATCTTTCAAATAATCAATTAGAACTTCAGCGAAACGTTCAACCATTCCTTCATATTGTTTGCTGTATTCGCTTACAAGTGCTTCTGTTTGACTTCTTTTTTTTGCATTAGATTCTTTCTTGATTACAGTTAAACCTTCATCGAATTTTTCTTTGAGTTCTTTTACATATTTCAATGGCATTTTAGTAAGATAATTTCTAAGGAAATAATCAATATATTTAATGAGTTTATTAACTTGAAGCCTGTTATTCTTAGCATATTGAACAAATATATCCATTATTAATCTATTTTTCTTGACATTTGTAGAATCAAAAAGACCCATTGAATGTTTTCCTTTTCCCTTTACTAATCCATTAGTTCCCACAAGGAATTTAGTAAATTGTTTTCTGGAATCTTGATAATCATTTTCAGCATCAATATAATATAATTGTTTTTTGGAACCATTAAGTAATAATGGTTTTTGTTGTTGTATTATAAAATAATTTTCATAACTCCCCGCTTCTTTCTTTTTAGTAACGAATATACCTTCTTCATTGAATTCAGTTTCGCCTTTTTTATCACTTTCTATTTTTTTATCAGAAATACTTGCTTTGAATCCATCGTCTTTACCAAATGCAAATAAGAAATGTTTTTTGAAATCTTTTGGATCATCAAGTGGTAAATCAAAAGCATCTTCAACTAATCTCCATATTTGTTTTTTTCCAGCAGAAATAATATGATTATCGCCTTCAACACATCCTGGACAGAGTTGATCTTTATTTTTTGCAAATGCAGGAACTTTCCAAAAGCTAAATAGATCTGCAGCATTATAAAACATAATATTGGTGATATTATCCAAAGTTATGCAGATATTACTGTTAAGCTCTTTACTTATTTTATTGGCTTTTTCAGACTTAGTCAATTCATCTTTAATTTTATTAAAACAAATTTTGACATACCAAATTAAATTCACTAAAGATAAATAAAGTAATTCTCTGGCAATACGACGATTAAGATCTGTTGTATCATTTCCTGTATCAGCCAATTTACGGTTAGTCAAAAACCAATCAACTGAATCTTCTTCACAATAAATACTGTATAATATGGAAATATCCTCTAAAATATCATTAATAGAATAATCAGTGACAGATGGATTTTCTACGATATTAAGCGGATATTGCTTGTATAGATCCTTACTATTAGAACCAAATGGTCTAATTAAATATTCAATTAATGCAGTTTTATCTTTTATCTTTGCCATTTCTTTATCATCATACTTAATAAGAGAATTGAAAATATGTGATGAATCCAATGCACTAATTGTAACGGTTTCCATGAAATGTCTTCTATTATGTTCTTCTTTACTATAGTTAGTAATAATCTGTTTTTTTAGCTTAATCGTTACAAATCCACCACTGAGATAAGAAGGAAATATAATATCTGATTGAAGCTTAACATTTTTGAAGAAAGGAAGCCAAGATGATAAATTTCCAGATCTTGGATTGGCGAAAATGAGATTTTTAATTATAAAACCAGTGAGAGAAGAATCTGGCTTACCATAAATAGGTGCAAGAGATGGCTGATGAACATTAATTACTCGGGAAGCAATGATATTATTAAAAGAAGTAAGAAGAGGAGCACATATTTTCATATAATCTTTTTGAAAATCTACTTGTTTAGTTTTTCCCTTTTCTGTTGGATCAGCAGGAACCATATCAAATTTCTCTTTATTCACTTTTCTAGCATTAGATGGTGTAGCAGAAGAACATCCATATTCTTCAAGACCCACTCCCCTACTCAGTAGTTTATCCCAAATATATGTATAACTTGATTCATAAAGATTTTTTGTGTTAAATGACCAAGGTTCAATTATTTTATTAAATGGATTAACAACTACATCTGACTCCGAATTATTTTCAAACATATCCTTGTCGGGTTTGAATGTATCAGTGAGTTTATCTAGTTTATTATCATTTAATGAATTGTGGGTTTCTTCAAGAGATTTTTTTGTTTTGAGTAGATCATTAATTAAACCAATATTGTCTGTAGTGATTTTGTCATTAATTTTTTTAGTAATTTCTCCGTATTTTTTCTCAAAAATCTTTGGTAAAACTGCTTTATCTTGAGTTACTTCGTCGTTTTTTATTGCTTTGTGTAATTTATATTTATTTTCAATGTCGGATGGAAAGGCATCATGGGTACGATCAAGTTTTCGATCAATACTTGCCTTGGAACTTTGTAAGGGTATCCATGTATGATTCTCTATATAATATGACATTATTATATACTATAAAGTTATAAAAGATATTTTTTGGCTGTTGTTGGCGGAGCTTACATTCTTTTGCCCGCATAGTAATTATCCTTAGAAACACCGTCAAGACCTAAATGAGTTGGTCCAGAGTTAATTACGCTTGGAACGGATATAGAAATGAGGTTATTGCCCACTGTACTGATAATTATGTAAAGAAGTGTGAAAAGGAGAATGAATGACATTACTGTGGGAAATGTAAATGAAAGTCGTTTCTTAGTACATCTACTAATAACGAAAAATAATACAACTACAGCAAGAATAGTAATTAAAATATTAACAAGAGTTCTAGACCATATACTTGGTAGGGAAATAGAGATAGTAGATGGTGCTGAAATCAAACATGATGTATCGGTTGATGACATTATATAATTATACAATATTATTTTTTATAAAAAAATAAAAAAAAATGAATCCAATAGTATTTAAAATTATAAATAATATAATTATATATATATTAGTTATGAATGAAATCTCTCGTGAATTACAATCATCAGATAATTTAAAAGAAATTAAAGAAATTCAATTTGGAATTTTGGGAAAAGAGGAACTTGAAAAAGGATCAGTTGTCGAAGTTTTAACATCAGATACATATGATGGTCCTCTTCCCAAAAACAATGGTTTATTTGACACAAGAATGGGTCCTATTGAGAAATATATTATTTGTCCAGTGGATGAGCAAGTAGAGGAATTATGTCCCGGATATTTCGGTAGTGTTAAATTAGCGAAGCCTGTATTTAACTATATTTTTATTAATTATATAGAAAAGATATTGAAATGCTTTTGTTTTCGATGTGCTAATATTTTATTGGATAAATCCAATCCTGCTATAATGGAGGATATTATGAGTAAAAAGGGCGAAAAACGTTTTAAAGCGGTTCTTCATTATTGTAAAAATATTAAAAAATGCTCAAATAACAATGGATGTTTTGTTCTACAGCCTAAGAAATATACGCGTTTGTCGTTAGATAAAATTCAAGAAAAAGTATGGATTGTGCAGATTAAAGCGGAATTTGATCAGCCAGCATTCAAGAATAGTAAAATGGCAAGGGAATATATTTTTGGACCAGAGAGATGTTATCGGATTTTCAGTCGTATTTCGGATGAAGATGTGGAATTGCTAGGTATGTCGAGTAAATTTAGTCGTCCTGAAAACATGATTATCAACACATTAGCTATTCCTCCTCCTGCAGTACGTCCGTCTGTTCGACAGGATAATAACCAAAGATCAGAAGATGATTTAACATATACATTGAGTCAAATTATTAAACAAAATAGAGATTTGAGGAAACGTATGGAAACTGATTCTAAAAAAGATATTTCTACATACCACGGTGTGTTACAATATTATATTGCGGCATATATGAACAATGATATTCCGGGAGTTCCTAATATTTCTCAAAAAACTTCGATGAGACCATTGAAAACATATGAACAAAGGCTTAAAGGTAAAGAAGGACGATTGCGCAGTAACATTCAGGGTAAGCGCGTTGATTTGTCAGCACGTACTGTAATTTCTTGTGATCCATGTCTTAGTATCAATGAATTTGGTGTTCCACTTAAGATTGCAAAGAATTTGACGTATCCTGAGGTAGTAACAAAGTATAATATTAGCCGAATGTATAAGTTGATTAGGAATGGACCGAACAAGTATCCAGGTGCGAAATCTTATAAAGAAATGAAATATGATGCATTGGGAAATGCGGATCCAGTAGAATATAGTTTGAGAAAGGTTGATGTTAATAATATTGAATTGAAATATGGTGATATTGTTAATAGACATTTGCAAACAGGTGATATTTGCTTGTTTAATAGGCAGCCTACTCTGCACAGAATGTCTATGATGGCTCATTATATTAGAGTTGTACCTGGAAAGACTTTCCGTTTTAATGTAATTGATTGTAATCCTTATAATGCAGATTTCGATAAACTTTTTAGAAAAAAGTTTCCAAAAATTTCCGAACAAGGTATTGCCCAGCAAGGTAGTATCAAACAAGGAATTTGGAATTTATTTCTACTCTGTCGAAAACAGGGGGCTTGAAAAGAGTGTTACCCCCTAGTCTTCCCTTTTTTCTAAAAAGGGAAAACCAAAAACAATATAAAAACATAATTGTTAGTAAAATGATTTATTAGTTAGTGTTTTTGGTTTTCCCTTTTTTCTAAAAAGGGAAGGCGAAACACCTTGTTGCTGGAAACTCCTTAGAGTCCTAGATTACCACCTCCTATTGGAAACAATTTGAGGGAACTCGGTTAATTGCCGAACCCAATGGTCATAATATCTAGGAATTGGACAATCAGCAGTGTTATTTCCTAAACTCGTTAAGATAAGAGTATGGAAAGCATTCAGAGACTGAACGGGTGTTGGTCATCGTGTGGTAGCATTTGCTACCCGAGATAGTTTAATCAACTTGAGATGGCTTAAGATACAGTCCGGCCCATGCTGAAAGGCATGGGAATACGTCGGGAGACGAAATGAATATGCACGTACCACAATCAATACAAACTATTGAAGAATTGAAAAGAATTGCATTAGTATCAAAACAAATGATTAGTCCTGGTAACAGTACGGTAATTTTTCCAATTGTACAGGACAGTTTAATTGGAAGTTGGCTTCTTACCAATAAGGATCAGAAGCTCAATAGGAATCAAGTAAATAACTTGTTGATGAAGAATAATCTTATTACAGAGGATGTAATTGAGCAAATGAAAACTCCTTCTGGAGTGGATGAATTTGGAAATGAATATTGGAACGGCAAAGATGTTTTCTCAATGATTTTGCCTAAAATTACAATTGAGAAGAAGAGTGGAACTGGTGTGACAATTAAAAAGGGACATATTACTGATGGATTTTTGAGTAAACAGAATCTTGGAGGTAATCCTAAAGGTCTAATTCAGCAAATTAACAATGCTTACGGAACGGAAGCTGCTACTGACTTCCTTAACAATACTTCAAATATGATTATGAAATTTATGGAATATGAAGGATTTTCGATTGGATATGGTGATTGTGTAATCAATAAGAGTTGTAGAGATAAAAATAGAGAAATTATTAAGAAATATATTAAAGATGTTGATCAGATCTTAATGGAAGCATATGAAGGTATTTATAAACCAGAATTAGAGCGAATTTATGTTCGTGAAAGTATTGAACAGGATATTAAAGCACGACTTGATAAATGTATGAATGAAATTGAAAAGAACACAGTGTCAAATGTTCCTGATGATAATATGTTCTTTCAGATTATTACATCTGGATCGAAAGGTAAAAAGGTTAATATGGCTCAGATTTTGGGAGCAGTTGGTCCTCAATCTATTTGGAACGGTCGTGCTTCTAATGGTTTTACTGATCGTACATTACCGCATTTCTGTAGATTCGATATTGGTCCGGATGCTAAGGGATTTTGCAGAAATTCATTTGCTGAAGGATTGACTCCATGGGAATATTTTATTCATGCTATTAGTAGTCGTGTTGGTGTTATTGATACAGCAATTAAGACTGCAGATTCAGGTTATATTTCTAGGAAATTTATTAAGGCAACTGAGGATTTGAGTACTCGATATGATAGAACTGTTCGTAATTCCACTGATAAGGTAATTCAGTTTAATTATGGTGATGATGGATTAGATTGTACAAAATTGGAAAAGAGTATTATTGTCTTGATGGGACATGATAATGATGTTATGAAGGAAATTTATCAGTTCAATGATATTGAAGATGATGAATATTTAAGTGGATTTATGGAAGAAGATATGGTAAAAGAAATTTTGAAAAACAAGAAAGATGTTCAAAAAATCCTTGATGACGAATTTGAATACATGATGTTTTGTCGTGATGATCTCAGACATAATCACTTTAAGAATATTCATGTGATGGGTAAGGCAACGGTGTATTTACCAGTGAATTTGTATAGACTTATTCCGATTGTTCGAGAAGATTTCGGAATCAATGATTATGATCTTTCCGATCTATCACCTGTATACGTAATTGAACAAGTCAAAGAACTTATGGATAGTATCAAAAGCTACGCAATTGAAAGTGAAAATTATATGCAGTCTCATATCGAGGTTTATATGTCGTACTTGGCTTCCAAGAGGATTATTTATGAATATAGATTTAATAAGGCCACATTTGATTATCTGATTGAAACTATCAAAACAAAGATTTGTGGTGCTCTTTGTAATGCAGGTGAAAGTATCGGAATTATTGCATCGCAAACTCTTGGTGAAGCATCAACACAAATGACTCTCAACTCAATTGATTTTAACAGTGAAGTAATTATTAAGAATTCGACTGGTGGAATAATTGATTGTAAGATTGGAGAATTCATTGATGGGTATTTGAAACAGAACAGTGAGAGAACCAAGAAATATCCTGAAAATAGAACTGATTATATTGAACCTGAAGAAGACTATTATATTCATGCTGTAACAATGGATGGTAAGGTTGAATGGAAAAGAATTGATGCTCTTACGAGACATTTACCGATTGGTAAGCTAATTAAGATTAAGACAAGAAGTGGAAGAGAAGTTATTGCAACTCAGTCTCATTCATTCTTGGTTTGGAATGGACGAGAATTAGAAAGAAAGAAGGGTAAAGAACTGAAAATAACGGATAAAGTCCCTGTTATATATGATGAAAATATAAATTGTGATTTTGATAGACAAAATGATGTTATATTGGATAAAATTGAAAGTATTGAATATGTTGAAGGGAGTAAGTATGTGTATGATTTTACAATAAATGATTTGCATACATTCTGTATTAAGAATGGTTTAGGAATGAGTAATACCTTTCACCTCAGTGGTGTTGGTGCAGGTTCATTAGTCGTTACTCAGGGTATCCCTCGTTTAAACGAGATTATTAGACTCAGTAAGAATCTCAAGACAGTTGTAACGAAGATTTATGTCAATGAGGAATATGAACAAGACGAGAAAGAAGTTAAAATGATTGCATCAAAGATGGTTTATATCAAATTAGTAGATATTATTGAAAGAACTGAAATTCTCTATGAAAATACTGATGAGACAAGTCATGACGAGAACATGGAGTTCCTTTCGGTTTATAATGAATTTTCGGATATGTTTGACATTAATGAATCTAAGGATATCTGTTTGTCTAGCTGGGTATTGCGTATCATCATGGATAAGGATAGTCTTATGAAATATAACTTGACGGTCTCGGATATTCAGGAATTGATAGAAAGCAAGAAAGGTTCTGATGAATTGAGTTGTTCATTCAGTGATGATAATTCTAATGAAGTAATTCTTCGTATCAATATCTTGGAGAATGTGGATAATAACTTCGACTATCTCAAGGATCTTCAGACTAGTCTCTCGGACATGACACTGTCTGGAATCAAAGGTATTGAGGAAACTAAGATGGTCGAATCTATTGGAATTAAATATAATGTTGATGGTAGTTATGATGAATATAAAAAGAAGACTATTGAAGCGGTTGGTTCTAATTTGATAGAGGTCTTAGGAATGGATAATATTGATAGTACTCGGACAATTAGTAATGAAATCATTGAGGTATATGAAATTTTTGGAATCGAAGCTGCAAGAAATCATATTAGAAATGAATTGAACTTGATTTATAATTCAAGTGATCCTAATCCTAAACATATTGATTTAATGGTGGATGTAATGACATACAGAGGTGTTCTGATGCAGATTGACAGACATGGTATTAACCGCAAGGATGATATTGGTCCTATTTCAAAAGCATCCTTTGAGGAGACGGTTAATATCTTCGTTAAAGCAGCTGTTTTTGGAGAAACAGATAATATGAGAGGTGTCTCAGCGAATATCTTGGCAGGACAGTTTTGTAAAGTAGGTACCAACAGTTTCTCATTAATGCTGGATATTGACGAAATACAAAAAGCAGAGGTTGATAACGGAGGATATGATTACGCAGATATTAACAAAGAAGAGATGGATTTTGATGAAATCGAGAATTTTGTTAATCAGGAGTTTAAAGATAATGTGGAAGTGTCTCAGGATGCATTTGGTTTCGGTTTTGGTTTTGATAGCAACCCTGAGTTTAAATTGGAATTTGAATTGGATAAAGATGTGGAAATTAATATTGTTGATAAAAAGAATAGTAAATTCAGTCCAATGGAAAATGAACAGTTGGAAAATGTTGAAATTGAAGAAAATGAAGAAGACGAAAATACTGAAGATGAAGAAACCGATGAGGAAGATTTGATTAATGATTCAGATGTAGATGAAAGTAGTGATGCAAATAGTGACACAACATCGGATGAGGAAACTACTGAAGAAGAAGAAAACGATGAGACAACAGATGAAGAAGAAAACGATGAAAACGAAGAAGAAAACGATGAGACAACAGATGAAGAAGAAGACGATGAAAACGAAGACGAGGAGGAAGACGATGAAAACGAGGAGGAAGACAATGAAGAGGATGATGAAACAACAGATGAAGAGAATTGATCAAACATAGTATAACCTATTTATTTTATTATCATTTAATTTTTTTACAATATTATATGTTACTCTTTCAGTTTCATATGTATGTTCTTTACCAAATATTTTAGTTTTTCTAATCATTTTATCATTTTCCACTGTTAAAGACCAATCCATAATGGATTTGGGAAAGTAGAATGGAATAGAACCTAATTTAATATAAATATCTGCATATGTATAATCATCATTAAAATCAAACTGATATGAATATTTAATTAACTTAAATATGTATTTTGTAAATATATTTTCTTCTTTGAATAACCAATTACCAGATTTATACAATTTTACAATAATTCTTTTATCACTAATCTGAGCATTTTCCAAACTCATAAAAATACTCATATTACCTATTTTATCTAATGACCAAACACCATGTAAATGATCAGGTAAGCGTGATACATTGCTTGTTGCTGATGATTTGAAAAAATTCATAATATTATCATATGTTGTTTTTATAAATGGCATATTTATATTATTATCTGAGATAATATTATTATGGGAGCAACAATGTCATATAATATTAATATGGTTAAATTCTTAATCGCCGGAGTGAAAAGTGATGTTGGATTGCGTAATTATCTCCTTAAAAATGGAGGATCTAATGGCCAATGGAAAGGTCCTGAAAAACATGGTTGCACAACATATATGAAACACAACGAGGTATATAAACGATTGAAAAGCCTACCATCCGATCCAACCGTTCATAGACAAAATAATCTGGGATTTCAAAGACTTAATTCCGTTATTTGGCCTGAACTCGACAATCCAGTTATAGGTTTGGGTCAAACAAACGAAAATCATGCGTTTGTTCGTCATTATCTCGATAAAACTCTTGGTCCTAACGGAAATTGGTCAAAAGAAATGATTCAAGAATCAGTCAAGGATTTCTTCGATAAACGCACCAAATTCAATACAAATGACTTCAAAATTTGGACTACTATACTTCTTCATAAAATACATTTTAATATTACTTTAACATGGAAAGAAGGTGAAGATTTTATGAATATGCAAAAAATATTGTTAATTAGTATTGCTCCATCAGAAAGCCTTATGAGGAATAGATTTGTCCAGTATATGATTGGTTTAGACAAAGCCTTGGAAAATAAAGCGAAATATTTACAGAGATATATCAATGCTATTGATAAAATCTTTGATGATATTCCGGAAGATAAGAAGACTTTATTAGCATCTAATTTTATGGATAGTTTGCTTTTTGCAGGGGGACAAAGTGTTCCAACGGTTTTATCATATTGTATTGGATTAAAATATAGTAGTTGGTTACAAAAGAAGTTGCCTAACTTTGAATTAACTAATGAGAATATGGCACAATATATAATGGAAGTTATTAGATTCTTTCCTCCTGTAAGCGGATTTGTTTATCGTAATGCAGAAGAAACTGTTTATTTATCGCTTCATACAGCACAATGTGATAAAGATGCATGGTCAGAAGATGCAGAGGAATTCAAATTACGAGATATGAAAGTTTATCGAGAAAAAATGGTTGCTTGGGCTAATCCGTCTTTAGGAGGAAATAACTCAAGGGTATGTCCTGGAAAGGATTTGAGTTTTATAATTATTTATGAAATGCTAAAGGAGTTTATTAAATGTGATTGGAAAGCTGATGAGAAACCAGGAGATGTTAGGGTGAATGGTTATTCAATATCATCTGTCAATTTAGATAGAGTTTAAGTAGATAAGTTTTTTATGAATTTTATAAAAATGATTTTTTGAAATATTAAAGATTTTTTACTTAGTATTATTAAGCAAAAAATGGATCTCGTCAAAACCGCAAAATCAGTATTAATGGTATATGACATTAAAGACAAATCAAAACTTATTAAGGCTTGTGTCGATGATATAGATGATCAATTAATTGAATACCCTCATATTATTGTTTATGGAAAGAAAATGCAGCAAAGGCGATGCGTTGACTTTTTTTCGGATGATTCAGTTGGATATGAATATTCAGGACAAATTGCTAAATCTAAGCCTTTAACGGAAAATTTACAGAAATTGTTGGATTTTGTTAATAAAAAGTTCAAATCAAAATTTAATGGAATTTTGGTTAATAAGTATAAAGATGGAAATGATTATTTAGGAGCTCATGCTGATAGTGAGAGCGGATTAGACGAAAAATGCGGTGTTATCGCTATTTCTTATGGTGCAACTAGGAAATTCAGGATTAGAGAAAAGAAAACTAATCAAATCGTTAGAGATGTTCCAACAATGACTAATCAAATTATTCAAATGGCCGGAGATTTTCAAAAAGAATTCAAACACGAAATTCCTAAGGAAAAACGAGTAAAAGAAACAAGATATTCATTTACTTTCCGAAAACATTTGAAATGAAAACATTAAACATCTTTATCATACGTCAATAAAACATTAATAGCTTTATTTTTATTATTTGTCATGGAAACATGAATAATTCGCTTTGTTCCCATGAGTTTAACATGATCTTTATATTTTTCACCTGTTTCAACGAAATGATCCATTTTCTTTTGAATATTGATCATATCTTCATCATAATGAAGAAGACCCAATTCAGCAAGTTTAGTCTTAATGGCTTCAACTTTTTGGAAACGTTCTTCTTTAGTATAAGGAATAATAACTTTTACTTTTTTCTTATTTCTTTTTTTTTTGTTTGACGGCATAATACTTTTTGAGAAAAAGTATTGCAAAAATATTCGTAGAAAATACTTTTTTGCAAAAATATTCGTAGAAAATATATTCAAGTAAATTCTTTCCACAAATACCACGTCACTAAACCTTTCCATGGAGACCATTTTTCAGACAGTTTTAGAATATCTTCTTTAGCAGTTATATTATATAGTTTTTTGATGCCTCTTCTAATAATTAAATCTTGATATAAAATTTCATTATCAAAATCATTATCATCTGCATTAAGATTATACATTATATTAGTACAATTTATTGTCCATGGACCAATGCCTTTAATTTTAATCAATTGTTTAATGTCATTTGGTTTAGTTGGTTGAGTATTAGATGATATAAAATGATTTGTAATTCTTATAATAATATCCACTTGTAAATCGCTCAAACCTATATCTTCCAAACCTTTTTTCCTAATTGCTTAATATTTCCTATGGAAAAATTGTCAGTGCCAATTTTCCTGTAAAGATTTCCTCTCAATTTTCTGGCTAGACTAAATTTTATTTTCTGTTCAATTATAGATCCAATTAGCAAAGCAAAAATATTACGCTTTGGTGTTGGTTGTAAAAATCCATATTTTTTTATAATATCATGAATTATTGAATCTTTTTTTTTCATATCATTTAGTAAAAATATATATTGTGATTTATTGAATGGCATAAACAATATATTTAATGAAGCTTTAACTAAATTTAATCGGATGTTTTATATATTTTAAATATCAATATAATACTATACATAATGAATATATCCATAATTGGTCTAGGTTTTGTAGGCTTTGCAATGAAAAAGAGTTTTGAAATGAAGAATGTAAATGTATTTGGATATGATAAATATAAAGAATCTAATCACACATTTGAAGATTGTCTTAAAACAGAAATTATGTTTCTTTGCTTGCCAACTAAATTTAACGAAGAAACATGTGAATATGACAAGGAACCAATTCATGAAGTTTGCGGGAGACTAAATAAATCTGGATATAATGGATTGGTTGTTATAAAAAGCACAGTAGAGCCCGGAACAACTAATGCTTTAACCGAACAATATACTAATCTTGTTTTTGTTCATAATCCGGAATTTCTTACAGCACGAACCGCTTTTGAAGATTTTCATAATCAAAAACATATTGTATTAGGAAAAGGTGGTAAATATGATAATATTGAATCATTAATTAGTTTTTATAGTAAATTATATCCAAAGGCAGAAATTTCAGTATGTCTAAGCATTGAATCTGAATCAATGAAATCTTATGTTAATTGTTTTTATGCTGTCAAGATTCAGTTCTTTAATGAACTTTATCTAACTTGTCAGAAAAACGGTTCAGATTATAATACTGTTAAAAATCTTATGTTAAAAAATAATTGGATAAATCCAATGCATACAACAGTCCCTGGACCAGATGGTAAGCTCAGCTATGGTGGATTATGTTTTCCAAAAGATACCAAAGCCTTACTTGAATATATGAAGAAGAACAATATTCATTGTGGTGTTTTGGAAGCAACAATTGAAGAACGTAATGAAATGCGTTCAGATATGGTTAATATACTTGGAAAAAGTGAAACTTGTATAAATTTATAGAAACTGAATTTAGTCTCTAATTTAAAAATATAAAATGAGTAGAATTGCATTGGTAATGGGACTGAACTATATTGATTCGAGACATCGTCTTTATGGTTGTATTAATGATACTAAAAATATCACTAAGCTATTGAAAAGTAAATACGGTTGGAAAGATAATGAAATTATCTTGATGACTGACAATACACCTATTAAACCTACAAAAGATAATATTCTCAAAACACTTCGTGAAATAGTGGATAAAATTAATAATGATGGTATCAAACAATTCTTTATTTCATATTCAGGACACGGAACTAATGTTCATGATTATTCGTCAGATGAAGATGATAGAATGGATGAAGTACTCGTACCACTTGATGTTAATACGGCAGGATATATAAAAGACGATGTCTTCCATGACATATTACACGATATCAATAATGATTGTGTTACATTTTGCCTTTTTGATTGTTGCAATAGCGGTACTGCTGCGGATTTAAAATATAATCATCAGGGATTTTTAAAATATACAATTGAAAATAAAAAAACTAAAATGGACAATCAAGTTTATATGATTAGTGGGTGTAAAGATGTGCAAACTAGTGTGGATGCTTATAATTGGGATACAAATGAATATGAGGGTGTTTTAACAAGTGCCTTTATACAGGCAAATAATGTTAAAAGAGATAAAATGAACTATTTTAGATTGGTTGATATGATGAAACGTATTATTAAAAATAGACGAATGAAACAGATCCCTCAATTGACATCATCTGTTATTATTGATAATAAAACATTGTATAGAGCAGGTAATAGACATATAATGAAAAATTCTAATAGAAGTCAAGGTCAATTAATGAAGATAAAACAAAACCGCGATAAAATAATACGTAAACGCAGACACAGAAGAATACATAGAAGAAGACGTAGAAGGGGAAATTTGAAAATGAGAAGAATTAGAGAAGTTCATCGTAATCATTAAAAATAATCTAAATAATCTATTATATGGATAATACAAATAAATTCAGGAAATATATTAAATCTATGGAAAATTATAAAAAAACATTGTTTGACAAAACCATTAAAATTGTAAATGTTCTTAATGAAAAATATAAAACATTGACTAAAAAGGAAAAACAAGTTCTAAATGATTATAAAGAGGAAGGATATAAACAACTCAAAGTTTTTCTTACTGAAAACCGAGTGACTTTTGAAAAACATTTCAATAAACTCTATTTATTCTCAGATGAAGTCCAAATGAAAGGTAATGATATTAATTTATATGATATATATAAAAATATATATTACACATTGAAAACTAAGATTAATGTAATGGATAATATATTTGCTAAAAAGAGTCATGTGGAAAATATTCATGTTTTCAAAGGGGTTCGTCCGGGAAAGACACTTGATGACTTAATGAAATTGGTAAAAACAAATACTCCTACTAAATCTTTAATAATCGATGAATATTTATCATCTTCACTCGATATAAATGCTGCGATGAGTTTTATGAAAGAAGGAAAGAATAATATTTTAATTCAAATAGAAACAAATAGATGTCCTTATATTTATCTTCCATGGAGAATAGATGAAATAGGTAATCTTAAAAATGAAAATTCCATTAATAGTAAGAATGTTTATGCTAGAAAAAGTGAATTTGAAATATTGCTTCCTCGAGGAATAGTCTTAGAATACACAGGACGTGATCATTTGATGGATATGCAAAAGAAATTCAAAAATTGGCATAATTATGAAACTAGAAAAAATAATAAGTCTAAAGTATATGTTTATAAATTTAAAATAGTGGGGATTCAAGCAAAAACCATTGAAGGTATCCATTATTATAGAGGAAGTGATGTTTCATTTACACCTGATGATCTTAAAATGTTTTCTGTTAATAAATCAAACATTATAATTGTTCATAAAAAAGAGCGAAGAAGACGAAAAACCCCTAAGAAAGAATCGAATTAAGAGAGAGATGCATTATTGGGTTCATGAACTCTAAATTTAGCTTTATGACTCTTATTAATATTAAATATATAGTCTTTATTTGGAATTACTATGGATTCTATATCATTTTGTTCTTGTTTTGTTGGTACAAGTGTTGTAAGCGGTTTAGTAAAATCCGTTTGATTTAATAAATTAAGGAGTACAACTAGAGTACTGTAATTCTTGGATTTCTTTTCATCTGTAACATTAGAATTATCCGCTCGTGTTCCTTTGAGCAGTTTGTATATGGGTTGATGAATATTGTCTGTTGGAGATACGGTAAGTTCAATAGAACGACTTGTATCTGGGAGTTTTACCATAAGATTGTATGATTCTGGCATTTTACCACCTGTTTGATGATTATAAGATTCATTAATTATATTAATAGATTTATCAATAGATTTGAGTGTTGTATTTAATTGTTTTTGAATAGCATTCATTATATTATTTATAAAAGATATTTTTACAAATAATATATAATATTAGATTAAATGGCAAAAGGAAAATTTATTGTCAGAAATGTTGTTTCGGAGAAAAACGAGAAAACTAAAACTGGTAAAAATAAAAAGGTTTATACATACTCATTTAAATATGAAAATGGAAGAAATATTAATAATAAGGTGACTAAAGCCTATGTAGAGAGTTTAGCAATTCCCCCTGCTTATAAAAAAGTATTAATTGATCCTGATCCAAAAGCAATGTATGCCTATACAGGATCTGATGCAAAAGGTAAAAAGCAATATATTTATTCTAAACATTATAATGAAATCCGAGGTATTATGAAGTTTTGTCATCTTATTGAATTTGGACAGAAGTTACCTGCTATTAGACGGAAATATAATAGTTATTTAAATTGCGCTAATTCTAATAAAATTGGTAAAGAACGAATAATAGCCCTAATTCTGAAAATTATTGATTCATGTAACTTCCGTATTGGTAATGAGAAATGCCGATTGGAAACCGGTTCGTTCGGAATGACAACTCTTAATAAAAGTCATGTCAAATTGAAATCTAATAAAGAATTGGTTATTGACTTTCTCGGTAAACATGCTCAGAAAAATTTATGCTCCATTAAAGACCCTTCTATTATACTTTGCATAAAACAAATATTGGACGCCGTGACTAATAGTAACAAACTCTTTTCTTATAAAAATGGAAAAAATAAAATTAATATTACATCAAACGATGTTAATGATTTCCTTAAGGAATTTGGTAAAAAAATAACAACGAAGAATTTCCGAACTTGGGCTGCTAATAAATATTTATTGGAGGAGCTTCGGAAATTACCAAGTGAAGATAAGATTAGTCAAAGAAAAAAAACGGTTAATAAGGCTATTGAACAAGTTGCAGAAAAATTACATCATACCAAGGCTATTTGTAAGAAGGAATATTTGAATCCAACCATTATTGAGTTATATATGGATAAGAAACGCATTAACTATACTGGTAATAAAAATAATGGGTTGGATAGTGGAGAGAATAATTTAATGGCTTTTCTCACACAATATTATAATAAACATTATTGTTCCAAATTGAAAAATGTTAAAACGAATTTCAATAATAATTTTACGAGAGGAAACAAATAATTTTCATAGGAGATGTTTGATCATTTTATATGTGATATGAGTTTGATAACCAGACCATCCTCCGCGATATTTACTACGATTGTTACTTTGCCTTATTTCATTCAAATCTACAAGATTATGATCTATTAAATATTGCATTTGTTGTATATTATTTTTTCCATCAGTAAATACCATTAGATAACGCGTTAAAGATGGTCGTGAATATAATGATTTTACGCGATTATATTTTGTTGATTGTTTGTCCTTTAATTTATTTGGTCGATAAATATGTTTCATAAACATTACAAATGAATCATAATCATCAATAATATTTTGATGAATATCTGTATATTTTATTTTATCAATTGGATAAAATGATCCAATAAGTTTATTGATATCTTGACAAATATTTAAAAATTTGGTGCATAAAAGATAAGTATAAAAGCTGGAATATTGTTGATGTAGATATAAATTTAGATATTTCATGAAATATTTTGGATAACCTTCTTTTATCGTTATTAAAATTATATCTTTAATATCCAATTTAGGAAATAAAAAATTCACGGTTTCATCATCATTTATACACATTGCTATATCAATGGTTTTTAACCTAAAATTACGGATCGACATTTTTTAATTGATATAATAAAATTATAAAATAATAATAAAAAAATCATTTTTTATAATAGATGTTTGATCAAATCATAACATTTGGTTTTGCCAACGATACTGATTAAACTATAATTTGCACCGGTCTTTTTCATGGAAGCATTTCGATCTTTCAAATCTTTAATATGTTCTGGACTTATATAATTATTATCAAGCAAATATTTTAATTGTTCGAATTTTTTATTGTATAAACAATAGAATACAATTGAGTGATTTAGATAATTATTCCATCCACAATCATAATAATAAACAGGTTGATATTTGATACCAATTAAATATGATTCATCGAATGGAACGATATCATTACCAATATATACATTTTTCATGAATTGTATAAATATATTATAATCGTTAATAATATACTTGTTTATATATTTATAATTAATTCCTAAATAAGACTTAATAATTCCATTAATATCTTTGTTTAAGCAAGTTAGTAGTGATGTTTTATTATTATACATCTTTATAAATTCATTAAAACGATATGTTAATCCTTTTTCAATCATTATTTTCAATACATCTTTAGGAAGGATATTATGATTATGTAAAATAAAATCAATAATTGAATCTTCTTTTAGTTTAAGGGCCTCTTCAAGAATTTTAAGGAGATTTTGATAAATTTGATATTTTGACATCTTTTACTCAGTTAGAAGTGAGTAAAAATGTTTATTTTTATAAATTCAATTTTATTTGTAAAATTATATAAAAATTTTATATATGGAAAGTATATAAAATACAATATTTACCTTGCTCCTGCTTTGACTAGCATATCAATAATTTTATCAGACGCACCTTCATATTGAGCATATTTAAAGGGTGTTCCTCGAAAATATCCTATTGTTTCGTTAATATTCATTTTTGATTCTATTAATTTTTTGATTATATCAGGTCTATCAAAATAGATTGCACGATAAAGAAGCATTACCTTAGGTGTTTGCTTGAAATATCCACCATTACTATCATATGTAACATTAATTCTATCATATTTAGTGATATAATTAATAATTTTAGAGAGAAAATCCATATTATCCAATATATGATGATGTAATATATGAATTTGTAATAGTTCATGATATGCATAACTTCTGATTATTCGATGACAATCCTTGGGCAGTTTAAATTGCCATATAAATACATAATATGCCTCATATCTCTTCAATAGGATATCGAATGGTTTTTCAAATCCATATTGAATACAAAATTTAATAAGTTTAACGATATTGTAATTATAGTTGTCGAGGAGAAGATTCATTATTTCTAAATCACCTTGTTCAATAACATATTTCATGATTTTATGTCGTTTTTTCATGATGTTTTTGATATAATATTGTTTTTATCCAAGGTTTTTTAAAAAGCTTGTTTTATCCAAGGTTTTTTTGAAAAAGCTTGTTTGTAGGTTATTTGTTAAATTTTAATCAATTTTTATCTATAAAAGTATTAAATATGAAATTAACACTTTATCTAAAAACTCGTCATTATATGGTCGGAGTAGCAATTTTAATAGTTATAGTTATGATGTGGTATATTTATAAGAATCGATATGAATATTTGGAGTTTTTCTCTAATGCCGTTCCTATTTTGACGGCATATGAATGTATTGCTTCCAATAAACGAATAGTGGATTTTGTTAAGAAAATGAATGGAATCCTAGATAAGTATAAAGTGGAAACAGGTGAAATAGAGGCTTCTGTAAAGTTTTCCAAGGATAATATAAATGTTGGACGTATGGTAGTATTTATTCCAACTGAATATATCAGGAAATTTCCAGAATTGAAAAAGGAGTGCTACAGTGCCGCTAAAATCCCTAATGAAGTACAGATTAATTTAGACGCCCAGTTGTCCAAAGGTGGCTATCAACAGGCTCAGTTGCTTTTCGGTATTGATGAAGGCGAAGGATCTGCTAGGGCTTATCTGAATACTATTAAAAATAACAAAACGGAGTTAATCGGTTATAATATAGATTCAGAACGAATTGCTAAGAAAACCTATAATCAACTCACTTTCATGGATTTTAAAGATAAATGTCGGAAATTCGTGGGAGAGGATTTGTATTTGAAGTTACTAGATGTATTTCCGGTTCAAACATGGAAAATAGTAGGATGTAAGCGAGATAGTAGGATGCCAGAGATGGGATACAGTACTTTTTATATTAATTTGAATTTCGAGTATAAATTAGGGCAATTTGATGAGAAATTGTTTATTTTACTAGGGGCAATATATGACGGGAAAAGAGCGGAATTGAATAAATTTTATAATTGTTACCGAGATACGAATGTTACATGGATTGCCATAGGAAAGAATGAAGAAGGTGAGCTTATTTTTACTATGTATTTTGTTTATAATAGAAATATTAGAAATATAGTAGATACTGAAAAGATAACTCAGTTAAGAGATTATTTTATTAAATTCAAAAAAGCAATGAATATGAAAAAGAGCTTAAAAAAAATAAATGTATAAATAAACAAACGATAATGATCAAAAACATGTTGCGATTCACTAGAGATAGTACTAATTTATATAATTTCGGATTAATGAAGCCATTTTTCAGACGTACTTGTTATGAAAATAATATTTTGTTCAAAGGAGTATCAGATGGTATTATTTATGAGAATTTTCCCTTAGCTGAAACAGTGGTATTTAATAAATGTGGTGGAAAATTTGTATTTGATAATTTGAAACCAGAGAACTTTCCAAGTGTTAAGACAGTTATTACTGATTCTCATCCACATGATCCTGAAGTATTACATAGAATGGGAAATATTAACGGTGGTAAGGTTTTTTTGATTGATTATTATTATTATTCTTATTTATCATGGTTTGAAAATTATCCATATATTGAAGGAATTAGTAAAGAAGATATGGATTTATTGATGAATGAATATAAGATAAGAGATAATCGACCATATGATTTTGAACCTATAATGATTTAGTTAAAAATATAAATTTAAAGATTTTTACGACTATAAATATATGAAGGATACATTTATAATTAATAGAGATATATCATCAATAATTTATTCTTATTTGGGATTTAAAGACCGTTATTGGTTATCATTATGTTCTAAAAGCCATTTCTTTGCATTTAGTAAATATAAACATCCAGAGGTTCTTAATATTAGTGATAAAGATTTATATAAATTAAGTCGTCGAATGGCGAAATGGAAAAATATAAAATTTCGAATTAGTATTTTGGATTGTTTGGGAATGACATTAAACTCAGTGTTGATATCGGACGCAAAATACATTAATTTATTAGAAGTTGATAAAATAACAGATGTTTCTATGTTGAAAAATGCATATTATCTTGACTTATCATTTTGTAGAAAAATCAAGGATGTTTCTATGTTAGGTAATGTTCATACATTGATTATGTATAGATGTTATAATGTGGTCGATGTTTCAATGCTTGGTAAAGTTCATACCTTAAATTTGAGTGGATGTCATGGAATAAAGGATGTTTCGGCGTTAATGAATGTAAAATATTTGAATCTTGGCGGTTGTTATCGAATAACAGATATATCGATGGGATAAAATGAAAGAATTAGATATTTATGGTTGTTTTAGTATTAGAGAAATACCAGATATGAGTTATTTGAAATGTTTTTATGGAATACATTAAAACTGATTTTTTTTTTAGTTTTTATATTATGAAATTCATAATATAAAAAATATGAGTGAATCAAGTATCATTAACAATAAATATTTAATATATGGTATTTTCGACTATTTAACATATGATGATCTAGGAAATGTATCATTGGTATCTCAAAGATGGCGCAGATGGTTTTGTCAATATCCATATCCACGAGTGATTAGATTAGTACTTAGTAAAATGAAACTTCACAAAAAATTGAAAATTATCAAAAAAGTATGCGCTAAATATCCAAATTTCCAGTTTAGAATTATCATTCAAAATTGTGGAATCACTGATGAAATGTTGTGCTTGATTGTGAATAAACAATTTTACGAACTTCGAATTGATGAATGCAGACATATTACAAGTGTTGATTATCTTGGAAATGTACGAATTTTACATGCTCGAAATACATGTATTGAAGAAGGATTTTCGAATTTGAAAAATGTTCATACTTTGAAAACTAATGATTATTTACCCAGAAGTAAAAGAATTCCTAAGACTTATTTCAATTTAGACAAATATTTCGGATTTATCAATATGAAAAATTTGCGATCACTAAATTTGAGTAGATCTTTGATTCAAGATGTTTCGTTTTTAGGTGAATTGAATTTATATGAATTATGTTTAAGTTATTGTTATCATATTGAAAAAGGATTTGATAAATTAGGGAAAATTCATACTCTTGACTTATCAGAAACTCTAATTGATAGTTTAGATGGTTTGAGAGATGTTAAAGAGTTGATTTTGTGTGGATGCTATAGAATTCGATCATTAAAACCATTGATCGGGGGAAAATTTAATAAATTAATTTTGTCATGGTGTATTGGAATAAGTGATATTGATCTAACTACAAATGGTAAAATATGGACAGATAGAGTGTGTACGAAAGGAATTTAACCTTATCACGGTGGTTGATTTTTTGACCTATGTTTAAATATATTTAACCTTATCACGGTGGTTGAGTTTTTGACCTATGTTTAAATACGTTTAAACATAGATTTTTTATAAAATTATCCTTTATAAAGGATCTTCCACCACGACATAATTAAACATAGATTTTTTATAAAATTATTCTTTATAAAGGATCTTCCACCACGACATAATTAATAATCATCCTAATTCGACGAATGTCGTAATGAATAATGTTGTTTTGATTATTCAATCGATAATGGTAGAACATGAAGTAATAGTTTGATTATAGATGTGAATTATGTTGAGAATAATTTTATATTTTATAAAAAAGTGATTTATAAACTATTTAAGAATGATTAGTAAGATGTTTTATAAAATGCAGTCATTATTGGATTCCGAAAGAAAAACAGTCATACCATTATATTTTTGTACAACTACTAGAATTACATCAATTAGCAAAACATTTGCAAAACTTAGAATAGCTGGTTGTATCACTCGGGGAATTTATGATTTTGATAATGAAGGAAACGAAATAGATATATCAATTGATGACATTAAGGATAATGAATTATATACAATTGTACAAAAAAAAGAAATAATAGAAAAATGCCTTCAAAAAGTAGAGAATAATGATAATGAAATAGAAAAATGCCTTCAAAAAGTAGAGAATAATGACAGTCTTTTTCGTTTAACAATGGTGTATAAACTTGATCAAGGAACATATATAACCGATGGTTTTGACATCTTTAGACATAATAATGGATATGATCATAATATCTATATTAGTCCGACAAAAGGAATGACAACATATAATTATGTTAATCCTAAACCTTATGTGGATTTTTTAATGATTCCAGAAATTGCCAATCTTCCATGGCAGTTTGAAGGATATTTCAAATATAAAATCTATCGATTTCCGCGATGGTTTAAAAATCAACATAAGAAAAAATATAATGATACACTTAGACATGGTGGAGTAACGTTTATGTCGGCAATTAGAGAAATTATTTTATATTCAGAAGACTATAATAATAAAATAAGTTTAGTATATTTTTGTTATTTATTGAATAAGAAGACAAAGAGAAAAAGTAGATTGTATAAGATGTTATTTCATTATATATTTGATTATTATAGATATAGTAATACTTATAATATGAATGCTGATTATGGATTATTATATGTGGATATTGAATGTAAGAAAAGAATGCTAATTTTAGAATCATTGGAGAAAAAAGCTTTTAGACAAATATGTATAGCGAAATGGTATATAATTTCAAAAAGGTTCAAGAATTTTGACGATAATGTAAAAAGTATAATTATGAGTTATCTAATAAATATATAAAGAAAAATAGAATTATATATATTATAAAAACATGGTCATTATAGACACAGATGGAAAATATTTTGCAAGATATGTAAGAAAAACAAAAGGATATATTACTATTATACATAGTGTTATTCAAGGTTTAGAGTTTCCTAATAAAAAAGGATATGTTCATAAAATAATTGGTATAAATCTATTTGCAGATGAAGCGATAAAAGTACCTAAGAGTCATAAAAAGGAAAAAGTAAATAAGAAAAGTAAATGGTTTAAGACGCACATGTGTAATCCAGAATATAAATTAATTGATAAGAATAATAAGGAATATCAGAAGATTAAGAAGAAATATGAAGGTAAAAAGATTAATAGATATTTTACTCATGATAATGGAGGAAGACCATATTTAGTTTATGTAAATAAAAGCAATAGAACTATTTCAGTGTATCGAGTAAAGCCTAAGACTCACACAGGACCACTTAAACGGGGATCCATTGGAACAATGGCTGTGGCATGGGCATATACTGATTGTGTTGGAACGTGGAAATATCGTGATATCTTTATTGGAAAAAGTCCTAAGGATAAAATGACGGAATTCTCAGGAGGATATGGCAGAAAATTCTTTGGAAATTCCATATTGATAGAAATTAATCATCTTCAATATGTTTGGATAGGCAATAGAATAATTGAATTTACTAGTCAAGCATCCATTAAAAAATTTGTTTCTCCAGTTGGTAATAATGATGTCGTATATCCATATGCAATAGATGTTGATAATATGTATTATTTAATGATTGAAAATACAATTGTTGATGGTGTTGAGAAAGGAATGGATCCATATGATGCATATTATGGCCATAAAAAATGCAATGATTGTCAATTTCATGATATGAATCAGAAAATACTTGTGGAAAGGAGAATTTGAAATAAAACTGAACAATATCGTTTATGCTCCTTGTGCACTTTTTTCACTTTGTGAAAAAACTGAATATATTATAATTATAATTGAATATCACATATATTTTATAAAAATGGCTATTTTAATCATTAATGATGATTGTCTATCGTTGATAGTTTCTTATCTTAAATTTAGAGATTTTAATCGTTTAACAAGAGTATCTCATTCACTTAATAGAAAACTTAATAGTAATGTATGTCAAAAAGTAATACGCAATAAATTTAAGGAGCGTCAAGAGAATATTAAACAAATTTTGTATCATGCTGATTATCACATTGAAGTTTTGTTGTCGGAATATGATGAAACCAAAACTGTTTTGCAAGATATTTATTATTATTTTTTTTTGATATCTAATCATCGAAAAAATATCGAAAAAATGTTTATTAAACCATTGTATTTTTCATTAACGCCTGTTATGTCATTTGCAGCATTTTTTGAAAAGAAGTATGGCATCTTTGTACCAGAATTTATGTATTACGATATTAACAGATCGAATAGAAATCTTCTTGGGAAGAAAATAAGGGGGAGTATAGATTCAATTGTATCAAATGTTAAAAATATCCTGTATAAATCATATGATTATTGTTGTGATCCTCGCGATAAAGATATAGCGAGAGAGAGATATGAACATGATTCTTGTTGGTAAATAGGCTTAAAGTTTTAACGCTAGATTATATTATAAAAATGGAAAATATCCTAGACGAAATGAATGTTCATTTTGATCGATATGGTCAGTACAGTAAAAGCGGGCAAAGACGCATATTGGACTTATTGCGTATTGGATTTGATGATCCTGACCATGATTACGATCCCAATATTTTTGATTGTACATATGTTCTGACTTTTTATTATAAAGATTATTTAGTTGGATGTGTGTGTGCCATGGATAATTATGATATGCAGAAGAATATGTCGGATTTTGTTAAGCGTCGGGGATCAATGCATATCGATTATGGACAAAAAGGTTGTTTTATTTATAATCTAGCGGTTCTTAAGGTAATGAGAGGAAAAGGAATAGGATCGTCTCTAGTCAAAGTTTTATGCAATTTCTTGAATAGGGCAACGGATTATTTCCATGTTCAAATCAAGAGTGATAATATTGGATCTGAGAAGATTTTTATGAAGGCTGGATTTGAAAAGTTCAAGACGTTAAATGGAAGTGATGAAGATAGTTTTAATATATTTGTAAAAAAACTATCGTCGCTCTAAGAATGAATGATAATCTTTTTTATAAAAATATTTAAAAATTGAAATTTTAAATAACTTAGAAAATTATTAAGTAAATAATAGTAAAATATGAGCTATAAAATCTCCAATAATATCCAAAAAGGTAAAAAAATCATTATTTCAATTGAAGGTAATATTGGTTCTGGTAAATCTACTTTTCTTAAGTTAATGCGGAAATATTTCAAAGATAATGTAAAATATGTCGATGAACCTGTAACTGATTGGCTTAAGGTTCAAACTGATGACGGATGTAATCTTATAGAGAATTTTTATGCGGACAAGGAGAGATATGGATATATTTTCCAGAATTTTGCATATATTACACGAATCAGGAGGCTATATGATGCCATTTTGAATAGTAAAGAAGATATTATTATAACTGAACGGAGCGTTGAGTCTGATCGACATTTATTTGCAGAGATGTTGGAAGAGGATGGATATATTAATAAAATGGAAAAGGGATGTTATGATTATTGGTATAATTTCCTGAATATTGAAATTGACTATTTCGTTTATATTAAAACTACTCCAGAAAATTGCATGAAAAGAATTGGAGAAAGAAGCAGAAGAGGAGAAGATATGATCGAGAGGGAATATATTGACAAATTAGATGAAAAACATAATAAATGGCTATTGAAAAAGAAAAACATGATTATACTTGATGGAAATTTGAATTTTAGAGATGATGAAGGAATTTTTAATGAGTATTTAGATGAAATTAAATCTAAATGTATCATAGAGGATAAGTGTATTGTTAGATAATTTCAAATTTGTTTGTGGTAACATGATAAAAATTAAACCACTTAGAACATCAAGCTTATACGGTATAAAAACAAAAACAATGAAATTATGTAAAGATTTAATACAAAAATCAGAATCAGAAGATTATATATTGGATATTTATAAATTGTCCAAAGAAATTTTAAAATTTTTTCATAAAAGACATAGATCAATCTTCAGGAAAAATAAAACAAAGTTATGTTGGGATATTATTATGTATGGTAATTATAATCCAACCACCCTTAAAATTGAATTAAAAGATGATGAAAAAGCTAGATGTGATATATTATATTATGTTAATAAAATTATAAAAATATACGATAATGCTACTAAATCTATTGATACACTAGTATATAAAATTACATGTATTATTGACGATACATTTAAAAATGATAAATCGAAAAAAGTAAAAGTAAAAGAAGTAATAGTTATTAATGCAGATGAACTCGCAAGAACAAAATATTATATTATAAAAAATAGTAATTCTAATCTAATGGAAATTCTTAAAAAATTAAGTGATAGGAAATATTTCTTCCTTTATGATGGGTTAAACCATAAGGCTCAATACATGGCATTATTACAAATCACACAAGCTACTAGAAATTTTTATTTATCCAATATTAATGGAAATTTACATGAGAAAATTAATAGTGCTATTCGACGAATAAATGAACTGGTTAGATTGCAACATAGCAATATATATAATTTATGTGTATTTTTGGGAATTGAATGTCCTCCTATTCCACCACACAATAGAAGAGGTAATGCGGCAGCTGCTCGTTATAATAAAAACCAGCTTAAACAAAATATTAATAATTCAGGAATGCATAATGGTAATATGGTAGATGCATATAATAATTTAACTCATTATATACATCATAATCCAGGAGCAACCATGAGTAATATTAAAGGATCACGTGAATTTAAGAAATTTATTGGTTTATTACGTAGTTCTGTAAATCCAAATGTTAGAATGAATCCAAGTATAAAAAGAATATTGAATTTTGGAAGAAATATGAATACAGGTGCACAATATAATGCATCTGTTAATCATTCTTAACTTAATAAAAAACAACTTATAAATGAAATTAAAAAAAAAGTTAGTACAATTTCGAATGAAGAATTATCACGTCTAAACAAATCAGCATTAATAAATAAATTACGTGGAATAGAAACATTTGGAGAAAATATATCTATGTTATAATATAAATATATATGCGGGTCAAAAAACAAAATTCTAATCTGAAAATTAAAGGAAAACGTATTTTGAAGAATGGTGCGTTAGCAGGATACGTTTATTATTCTGACGAAAAGAAATGGAAATGGAGAATTATTGGAAGAAGTAAAGTGAAAAAAGGTGGCGAACATGAAGAATTTATAGGAAATTTCAGGGATATGATGAAAGAGATCAATAATATTGGGGGTGTTCAAGTTGGTTTTTGGAAAGAAAATATAGGAATATTAAAAAGAATAGCACAAACCACTAATGGTGTATTAGAATCTAACGTAGATGCTAGAAATGATATTCGAAAACAAGCCGAAAATATAGTTAAATATCTTGATGATGCAAGATCAACAAAATTTAGAAAAAACGGATCAAAAAAAAAAGTAATAAGAAAAAATAAATTAAAACATTGTTGGGAACAATTGGACAGTGGTAAATTACCAAATGACCGTCAGAACCCTAAATGCAGAGCTTATTATTATGCTAAGAAATTAATAAATACCCATAGTATTACAAAACCAAAAAATTTCAGCAAGTTGTCAGTAAATGCACTTAATTTAAATAACATTACAAAACAGCTTATTAAAAATGCCAAAGCAAAACAAGTACAAAACAGAGCAGAAGCCAATGCAGCAAAAGCAGCAGCCAATGCACAAGCAGCTAGAGCTCAAGAAAAAGCCAATGCAGAAGCAGCACAAAAAAATAAAATGATACGAGAAATAATTCAAATGAAAAGTGCAATGGGACAAAATACAAATCGAACAGGAAATACACTTTCGAGAGGAACATATGATGGAGTATTGACCGAATATTCACTGGTTACGCAGTCTTTTGCAAACCATGTTAGAGATACATTTCATAATAATAAAACTAAGTGGCCGAAAGGTGCCAAATTAGCTATTAGAAACACTAATAATCTTAGTGATTTAATGAATAAATTACAAAAATTAAAAAACTATGATTCGGGTAAAATGAATGAAACTACAGCAGCTAATTTCTTTGGTTTGAAAGAGGTTCGTAGAGACTTACTCAATCAGATTAAAAGTGAATATAATTCAATAAAGATCAAGCCTGTTGGCGCTAGAGAAAAAATGACTAATAATGTTTTGAAAGATGCTCCGATTGAAGCATTGCCATCGATATTAAATGATATTATGGAATATAAAACTACACATAAGATGGAAATGAACGCTGCAAAGGAAATTTTTGGTAATGGTATTGGAAATACACTTGAATTTAATCTAGATTAAAATTAACTTAAAAAAATAATTCATTATATCTTTTATAAAATATGTCATCTGAACGATTAAATGGAAAAGTAAAATGGTTCAATCAGGCAAAAGCTTTTGGTGTAATTGAAACGGAAAATGAACAAAGCTATTTTGTTCATATAACATCTGTTAAAAATAGGAAAATACTCAAGGAAAATGAAAAAGTAACTTTCGAAGTAGCTCAATTAAATGGTAAGCAAAGTGCAGTAAATGTTGAACAATGCGGGAGCATAAGATCCCCCACGAATAGACGCAAAAGAAAAAAAAGAAGAAGGAAGAAAAATACTGAATCATTCAAACCTAATCATAATGAACCTGATATGAGAGTAGTTGCAACATCCGTTGTCAAAGACGAATCTCGAACATACGAACAAGTCCGAAAGAGAAAAATAAATGAAAATGATGTTCTTATTGTCAATGGACTCTTTGGAGAAGGTATTTATGATAAATTAGTTGCTGAAATGGAAGCTTGTGGAGTTGATCCCAAAGATCTTTGGAAACTTTGGCATGGTGATAGTCATACTATTGCTGATGATAAATTAGGTTGGAAAAAGAATTGTCCAACATTTGATATGGTAATTAAGCGGATCAAGGGATTTTTCGAAATGGACGTAAAAGCAACACGATTTAACTGGTACAACTTGAAAAGTTGCATCGATCCTTTGGATCTGTACAAGGATGGTTCTGATTGGAAACCACTGCATCATGATGCGGCTGCTATTAAAAAGGATAAAGCTGCTACTCAGAATTTCACCGTGGGCTGTTCATTTGGTCTAGAGCGAGAAGCAATTTTTGAACATGCAGAACATAGGACTACTGTATCATTACCATTGTCTGATGGTAGTGTATATTGTTTTGGGAAAGATGTTAATGTTCAATGGAGACATGGGATCCGACAGATTCCACCAGATCAGCAAGTAGATCAAGGAGCGGATCAAGGAGCGGAACAAGGAAGAGTGTCAGTTATTGCGTGGGGTTGGTCTGATCAGATGGCTGCGCGTTTGTAGTCTGGTTGATATTGGAAACTTTTACATTTGATTCCTTAATCATTTTTTCAATACGTTTTTTATTAATCTTTCTGGATTTTGCATCAGGAATAACACTTTTTAACATATCATTTATATTGATTTGAGATGTACCTCCAGCTGCGCTTTCGGTAGCGGAAATCATTGTCTTAAGAGCTTCTTGAGCTTTATTATATTGACTATTTTTATGATTTTTACCGAGTCTATTGGAAGACTTCCCTCGGATCTTCTCGCGAAGTTTAGCCTTTAACATGGCTCTTTTTTCTTCTTTTGTCATTTTCGTATCCATTTTATATAATATATTAACTGGATATTTTTTTAAGTAACTTAAAGGTGTGTATGGTTATTTAGAATATATAATGAGTACTGACACGGCAATTTTAGACGATTCTGAATACGAAAGAATGGGTTCTTTTCAACTTAAGAACTATGTGAAAAAATATGAAGAAGATATTACAAAATACAATGGATTATACGATAAATGCAATAAAAATATTTTTATGAATAAAAATGAAAAGAAAGAACAATTAAAGAAATATATGACGAAAATTCAATTGTATCATGATGTAATTAATAATATTAATTCTATTATAACAAAAAAAGATGTTGAACAACAAAAAAGAAATTTGGAATACCTATTGGACTGTCAAGCACAAAGAGACGGCAACTATTTAATATAATAATTTATTATATTTTGTTATAATATTGATATTAAAATAATATTAAAATAACTTAAAGAGATAATGACATGTATGTATTATATAGATGTGATGGTTTATGATAT